TGCAGGCCAATGCCCGCACTCTCCGTTCGCTGTTCGCTGCCTTATCGGGGCGCCGGGATTCGAACCCGGGACCTTCCGCTCCCAAAGCGGACGCGCTACCGGACTGCGCTACGCCCCGTGTGACCTAAAAGATTGGTCTTTATGCGTTTGCAGTGTTTCGTAGTTGTCGCTAACTACTCCCTCCGAATGTTTCACTTTGTTCCAAAACACCCCTAAAACCCTATCATTTTTCGCCAATTGGTGACCAATTGGTGCACCCTGTTCAGTCCACCTCCATCACCGCGCGGACGTCGGCCTCTGACACCAGCTGGTAGTGGCGCTGCAGGGTTTCGATGTTCTTCCACCCGCCCGCAAACGCCACGTCCACCACCGGCAGGTGCTTGCGCTTGGTGGCCCACAACCGCCGGTACGGGTGGAACTTTCCACCTTCCAACGGAGGCACACCAGCTGTCTTTTCTGCGGACTGCAAACACGCCGCGGCGTAGTCGCCGTGCCAGTGCTCCTGGGGGTTGCTGATCTTAGGGAACAACCAAGGCCCTGGCACGTCGAGGGCTGTACGGGCCTCCAGCAAGGCCGCCAGGCGCGGCTGGAGCCACGAACTCACCGGCACCCACCCTGCCATACCTTCCTTGTCGGACTCCGCGCGCTTGTACACGCGCTCGAGTTGTACGTCCTCGAGCCGCAGTGCGCACAACGCCGAAACGCGCCACCCCAACGCTTTGACCAGATCCAGCAGCCCACCGAACAACCCTTGCGAACCCACCTGGTCTGCCACGGCACGCACCGCGTCGAAGCGCTCGTCCGACGCGATAGGCCGCCGGGGCTGCGGGGTGTCGGGAATCACGACCTGCACGAGTGGGCTTCGAGTGATCAGCATCGCGGGGTTCTTCATCCCCAAGTTCACCACCCGACGAAGCCACTCCAAATCCAATCCCACCACGCGATCGGTGCAGTTGGCCTTGAGCGTCGTGTCCGGAATGTTCAACGTCCCGGCTTTGCGCTGCAGCTTAAAGCGCTCCAAGATCACCGGAGGCAGTGCGTGCACCGGTTGATGCAGCGGCAACACCGCGCGCCAAATGCGGAGCTCCAGGGCATCGGTCTTGGCCTGCTTGGGGCGGCTCAGGGGCAGCCAATATTGGACGTACCAGTCCAGGAGCTGGGCCCAGGTCGTGCCCGGATCGCGGGTGGTGCCTTCGCGCACCGCGTACAATTCCGTGGCCAGCTCGAGGGCCGCGGCCTTGGCCTTCGTGAGCACCTTGTCAGTCAATTGACGGTACCGGCGCTTCCGGGTGTTGGGATCCGTCCAGCGCAGCAACAACGGAGCTCCGGGACGGCGCCGAAGCACCGCCACCTTCGCGCCGTAGTGTCCCACCGAAGCGAGTTGTTCCATGGGGAAAGAAGCTAGCGGGCCGGGTTCCGTTACACAAATGGTGACATTGGTGACCACTGCCGGAGCGGACTAGCTGGTGGGCGTTTCATCCTGCGACAACCACGCATGCTGGGCGGCCTGGTCCTGGAGCACCAACCCGTTGGTGCGGGCGAAGGCCAAACATGCCGGGCACACCAACTCATAGCTTACTACCCGCTGACCGTCACGGCGACGGACAGCCAGAGCCACCGGCTCCGCCAGCAGCGCGGGCACGGGGTGGGCACACGCTCCGAAGGTCACGGGGCACCTCGCACCAGCGCGTCAAGGTCCCACACACCCGCGGCGCGGATCAGTTTCTCGACCGGAGGCTGCGGCATCTGCTTCCGGCGCATCACGCACCACGCCGCGAGACCCCAGACCTCGTCGTGCTGCCACATGGCATACGCCGTGGGAATGGCGGTGAAGGGAAGCGGTTCCGCGTCGGCGCATCCCCAAGCAAACACGTCGCTGCAATTCACCGACAACTGCACCGCGTTCAACCGACGGCCCACCTTGTCGTCCTCGCCGTCATGCCAGAAACCATACAGGCTCACCACCTCGTTGATCAGCAAGTGGGCCACCCGCAGCGACACCTCGGGAGAAAGGGCGTCGTCCGCGTCGTCCTGTGATTCGGCTGTGACAGCTCCGGCAGCGATGCTTCGCGTCACGCTGCGCTCCCCGCGGTGTCACGGATGTACCGGGCGATCCACTCCTGCAGCTGGCGTTCGGTTTCGTCGCGGAAGCCCTTCATCGCGGTCAAGCTTTCCTCCAACGCCACCACGCGCTGAGCGAGCGCGATGCTTTCGTTCTCTGATGGACGCGAGCATCCGTGAACGCCGTAGCTAAAATCGCCCTTGGCGATGTTACGCACACGAGCGTTCGTCAGGTCAGTCATGGGGCACTTCTTCAAGGAACGACACCACGCTCCGCCAGACGTCGTCATCCGCCTCGCTCAGCATCATCCACCCCGCAGCAAAGCACTCGGAGTACGCTTCCCACGCTGCCAGCGCGTCCGGCTCGCTCAAGGCGAATCCCCGGGCCTCCGCAATGGCCACGATGCGCTCGATATCTGCTTGGTACACATGCGTTTCGGACGAGGGCGCACGAAAGCGCAGGCGACGTTCACTCATGCTCCAGCTCCTCCATCGGCAGCCGGTACAGTACGAACGGGGTAGAGGGCCCCACGTACCCGCCGACGTAGTTGAACTCCAAGTATTCCTGCGCTTCATCGGCGCACATACCATCCCGCTCCATCAAGACTTCAATCATTTGCTGAAAGTCGTAGCACGCCACTGGTCCCACGCCGCAGCGTTCCACCAGGCCCAGCCAGGCAGACTCGAAGCCAGGCCAGCACAACAGTCCGTCCTGTTCAATTGGCACTCGGCCTCCAACGCAGGTCGACCACATGCAGCAGGCAGATTGCCGAACACACCGCGGCGAAAATCGCTTCGAGCGGGTGTCCTTGGAGGTCAAGTACGAGTGCTTTCAGCAGGAAGTACGTGCCCAGGGCTCGCAGGATATTTTCCAAGGTCACGTGCGCTCCTCGTAGTCACGGACGCGGGCAAGGGCGTCGTCAACTGCACACGAGAGGTCGAGTCGCAGACCGGACTTGTCCGCATGGACCACCGCCTCCGCGAGCTGCATCATCGCCTCGGTGTGACTACCCGTCGGCGCAACGCCCCAGAACGTCCACTCGCCGTTTGCCTCACAGACGGCTTCAGTTTCTTGGCTCCACACCTCCACGCGGATCGGTGTGTCGGTTCCTCGCCGGGCGCTCACGGCGTGACCTTCGGACAGACCTTAATGCCCGGGTTGGCAGCCACGGCGGAATGCTGGATCAAGTGGATCGGCAGTGCGATCGGCCACAGCACTCCGCCGAAGCGTGCCTTGTCCAATCCCTGGGGGTCGCCGGGACACGTATCACGGGCCAGCAACGAGGCAGTCCCCATACCAACCAGCACGTACAGGACCGCCCCTGAGAACAGACCCAAAAAGAACTTCCGAGCGTCGCTCACGTGTTCTCCTCGAAAACGATTTCCCCGCTCACGTGCTCGTAGTTGGCCGTAAAGCGGCACACCCCGCAGTTGTGCGGGTACATCGGCGGATCCATGGTCAGCACCGCACCCGTCGGATGCAGGGTGCCTCCGCACTTCGGACATTCGTGATCAATCCGAAAGGCGAGCATGGGGGTCCGGCGGCTATGACGCATCAGTCACCTCCCATACCGCTTGGCGGAACGCGTAATTCGCATCCGACTGCAGCTGGAGCAACTGCTCCCGATCGGCCTTATGGGCAGCCTCGCGGCTGTCTCCCTCGTACCAGTTGCGGTACCGCGCCTTCGCGTCCAGGTACTTGGCGAGGGCTTCGTGGTAGTCGTCGATGGGGTGCATTCAACTGGTCCTTTGCAATTTGGGGCGCCATACTTGTGCCTTGCGGTCCGGCGCACGGCGCTCAGCAGCCGACTGCAGTGGGTAGCCGAGCCCTCGACCCCGGTTGTGATTGCACGTCTGACACGCAGGCCGAAGGTTGTCGTCACGGTTCGTTCCACCGGCGTGCTTCGGCCGTAAGTGCTCCAACGTCATCTCGTCGAATGGCAGCAGGTTACGGCACCAATGGCACCGTACGATCCCGTCCGGCCAACGCGCGGCGTTGTACACCCGCAGGCGCCTCGCCTGGCTCGCCGAGCGGCGTGTCGGCTCAGCCACCCCTCCCCCTAAGCTCGCGGACGCGGGCGAGGGCGGCGCGGTAGGCCAACATGGCCGTCTGGCATCGCAACGCCACGTCTTGCGGTGGACCTTGTGCTCCATCGGTGAGATCGAAATGATCCTCTGCGGCCTCCATCTCCTCCGCCGCCTCCGCGAGCTGCATCATGGCCTCGGTGAGCGAGCCGGGGGCGGTCGGCAATGACTCTGTGCCCCGTCCAAGGCATCGGATGCAGGACCACTGCTTCGGCGGGATGCCGAGGCCCCCGCTACCGTAATGCGGGTCGCGCCCCGTACCAGCGCACGCGGGACAGACCACCTCCACGCTGATCGGCTCACCCATCCTTCCCCCCGATCTGGGCGAGGCGGGCTCGAAACGGAGCGGTGTGATAGCACCAATTGTCCATGCGGCATGCCGTCGAGCAGCACATGCTCTCGAGCTCGGTAAGCGCCGCCCTCGCAATCGCAATAGCCTCGTCGCGCTCCTGCCGCACGTCGGCGCAGGTGCTTCGATACGCGGCCCAATCCAGAATCCAGACCACCCCGGCCAGCAGAAGCAGCGGCAAGGCGAGCATTTCGATAGCATTGGTCACGGGTCACGCACCTTGACGCAGGAAATGGACACGGCCGCTCTGCTGGTGACGTTGTTTGTGAAGCACACCACGCCGTATTCCGCAAACACGTGCACTCGGGGGCGGTCAGGGGCACTTGCGGCAGCCGCGCTCGGGGCCAACCACGCCCGGACCACGGAGAGAACCGCGACGCCAAGCATGACCATCACCGCCGCCTCCCTACCCGACATCCGCGGCCTCCCGTTCGTAGATCATCGCGAGCTCCGGCTCGCCGAGCTGGGAAACCTTGAGCGGTTCCGTACCCACGGACATGCGATAGATGTCCTCGGCGCAGCTACCCACGCACACCATCAACCGACGCCCATCGGGCAAGTCGCCCACGAAGGTGAAGGAGTACTTGTAGTAGCTGCAGAATTGGACCAGCACGTCGCCGTACCGGGCCAGCTGGTCGGCCGTCAGCTCTTCAGTTTGCATGCCGCGCCTCCGCCTGCTCACGCTCACGCACCATGGTCAGCGTTTCGGCGTAGCCCGCGATGTCCACGGCGTTGTCCCGCTTGGCCCGGTTCATCTCGCGGCTCACCTTGACCAGGATCATGGCCAACGCTACTTCCCCCGGCTCGATCGGGGCCGTGAGTTTTTCCCGCCACATCCCGGACCACATCGCGGCCGTGCGGCTGAAGTCCACGATCGGGTGACCGTAGTCCGCCCCACGGTTGCCGTGCACCAGCCGCTGGGCTTCCTCGAGTGCCGACTCGTTCGGCACCACCGGCGGGGGCGCGGTGTCAGGAATGGTCGTATGCAGCAGGGCGTCGCGGACCTCGAGCCCCAGCGCACGGGCAATATCATGCTCCAGCCGCGCCCCCTTGCTGTGCTCCCAGCCGGGAAGGAGGGCAATGGCGTCCACACTCAGCAGCGCCTTGATGTCTTCGCGCATGTACACGGGGTAGGACAAGGTCTGGTCGCCGTCGAAGTGGTCGGCCGGGTTGACAACCTGCCACCCTTCACGACGCCAATCCGCGGCAGCCGCATGGAACGCTGGGAAGTTGTAGTCCTCGATGCCTGTCATCGGGCCGGAGATGTACACTCGACTACTCGTCATCCGTTGCTCCTCAAGATTTGGTGTCAGCCCGGAGCCGCCACAGGCTTCGCAAGCATGTTGTTCTTGTCCAGGCTCGGGGTCGCCGCAGCATTCCCCCGAGTCTCGTGCGCGCATGCAGCACTGCGGCACCGTAGCGAGGTAATAGCCGTCACCCCCGCACGCCCCGCAGGGGTGGTACATCAAACACTCACGCCGGTGGACCCGAAGCCGCCCGTACGCTCCGTGGACTGCCCCACCGTCCCGACCTGCCAGTAGGCTTCGTGGCGCGGCTGGATGACCAGCTGGGCCACGCGATCGTGGTGGTTCAGCAGCGCCGCCCGGCTCGACACGTTGGTCAGCACGACGGCCCACTCGCCGGGGTAGTCCTCGTCGATCGTCCCGGGAGAGTTGACCACCACCAGGCCCTGCTTCAGCGCCAGCCCCGAGCGGCTCCGCACCTGACATTCCCAGCCCGTCGGCAGCTGCGCCCGGAATCCCAGCGGCACGGCCGCCCGGTCCCCGGGGTTCAGCCAGAAGCCCAGCCCTTCCACCTTGACCACGCGCTGCTCATTGGTGCGGCTGTACACCACCACGCCCTGGTCTTCCCGCAGGGCGGACAAGTGCGCGTAGGCGTCCATGCCCGCTGAACCGGCCGTGCTGTACGTCGGCAGCGCGGCGTCCGGGTAGAGCGGTTCGATTACGACTGTTGCTTGCACGACGTGCTCCCCCGAAAGGCTGAGGCCACCAGCCACACGCCCGCGCCACCCACCCACGCCGTGCCCGTAGGTACCACGCCCGCACGCGCCAGCAGGGACCAGCCCAAAACGCACATGCCCACCTTCACGGCGACCAAGATCACCTTGGCCAGCAACAGTCCCATACCTTCTGCGATCGTATCCGTATTCGCCACTCCGCTACTCCCTCAAAGGTTCCTCACCATTCGCTCGGCAGGGCGCCACCTTACAAACGACAAACGCCAGCTGGTGAGCTGGCGTTGGGGCGACGGACAATCGGGTGGTGGGCTAGAACACGTAGCGCAGGCTGACACTGGCGTGGGGACCGCGCATCTTGCCGTCCCACAGGTACATGCCGAAGTCCGCGGAGGGGACCAGGCCCTTGCCCACCTCAAACGCCATCCCTGCCCGCACCTGGGCGGGACCGGTGGGTGAATACGACCCTTCGATGTAGTTGTAGACTCGCTTCCGGGGCAGTGGCACGTCCACGTACGGGATCTGCACCTCCGCCAGCTCTCCGCGCCAATTCACCACGGCGAAGTGCGCGTCACCCGTGCGCACAATGCCCACCTGAGGGCTGAAGGCGGGACGCGTCAGCTGGTACTCCACACTCAAGGGCCCAAAGGCGGGCGGGGCGGTCACTTTTCCGGCGATCACTCCCGCAAAGGTGGAGTCCAAGAACTCGGCGGTGCGGGTCTCGCCGATCACCTCGGTGTACAAGGTGTCGTGGCGCACCAGCGTGTCCCGCTTGGGCACCCCGATCTGCACCCCAGCGATCAGCTTCCCGTTGAGCTGGCGCGCGGCCTTCAGCAGTTCTGCCAGGGAGTCGCGCTCCACGACCGTGACGGCCAAGCGCGCGGCGGTCTCGGCGCTCAGGCGCTGCTCGGCGATCGCCTTCGCCTTGTTCGTCCGGGACGCGGCAAGCGCGCTCGAGACCACGCGATACCCCAGCGCGGCGAGCAGCAGCCCACCCACAAGCAACGCCCAATGTTGACGCTTCATCGTCCGCGCACCAACAGCGACTGGATCGCGTCGAGCTTTTTGGAGACGTCCTCGAATTGCCGCTGGACGGTGTTGCTCAGGTCATCGACGCGGCGGCTCAGCGCAGGCGGGCCGCCACTCGCCAGGTCGCGCTCGAGCAGGGACAGTTGGGTCTCGAGCTTGGCCACCCGCTCCAACGCGCCGCGGCTGATTTCTCGTTCCCCGCTACTGTTGAGCAGGAGCACAAAAAAGGCTCCCATCACTGCGGGAACCGCCCAATTCAGCATGCGGGCAGTAAAACTGGACCAGGTGCCCGTCATGCTGTCGCTGGGGCGCTTTGTTGGTGTCATGCCACAGTTCCCCGATTCAATAGGCTACGAGTAAGTCGAATCGGGGACTGTGGAATCGTGGGGCTACGCGGCGGGGGTCACTCCACCATCCGCCAGCTCCAGCGCCTCGTACACCAACTCGCCCGTCGCCTCGTCCAGCTGGGCCAGCTGTTCCGGGGCGATGCCCTGGGCGTCGAACACCAGCGTCAGCACCCGCTGCCCTTCACGATCGGCCTCGGCGAGGGCGCTCCGCAGGGTGTTCACTGCGCGCTGCGTGTCCTGAATCTGCTGCAACTGCACTGCGGTAAGCTTCTTGCGAACTTCGGCCATGCGTCATCCCCCTGGTGTAACGTGATGCCCCTTGAGCCGCAACGTGGCGGCGAGTTCCAACAATTCCCATGCTCGTGCCTGCCAATTGACCCCCGCGGGCAGTTCCGCTGCGCGATACATTGCCATTTCCAGCAACGCACGCCCTCCTGCCTCCAATGCGGTCACACATTCATGACATGCCATAGTCTTTCCATTCGTCGGTGACGCGTAGACCTTACGGGACCAGCGTGGCCGCCACCGTTACCACGGCACCCACGGTGAGTCCCGTGGCTTCCGCGGCGGTCATGCCGCCGATACGCACATTGATCGGTGCCACGGCGGTGCCGTAGCCGGGAGCTTGCGACGGCTCGTTGGGGCTCAGGATCACCGCGTAGGCAGTCCCGGTCATGGTGACAACTTCCTGGCGTTCAATCACGGTGTACTGCATGGGTCGAACCTTTCGTTGCGGTTAGCCGCCGCCACACGGATCAATGGCGGTGATATTCACGGTGTCGTAGACGTAGCTGCTGTACTGGAATCCCGGGTCGTTCGCTGCGTTATAGGCCCGCATGGCCAAGTTGTACGTCCCTCCCGCCACGACGGTGTGGGTGAAGAACTGCCCCGAACCAAACCCCGCGGGGGTCACGCTCGAGTAGTAGCTGTTCACGTTCGTCACCGTGTACGGTGGTGCCGCATCGATGGACACCTCGATCGGGAAGGCGCTCAGCGGCGACTGGAACACGTGGATCACGTAGCGCGGCTCGAACTCGCCGCCCCCCACGTCTTCACAGTAGGTGACATCGCTGACGACGACACTTGGGGCCGGAGGTGCCACCTGTACCGTGATGTTCTTCGACACCACCGGGGTGAAGTCACTCCACTCGCCGTACTCGCCGTTGCGCACGAACCGATGGCGCGCCTTCACGTAGAAGTCGGTATTGCTGACGTTGTCCAGGCCCGGAAACGACCGCGAGGCCGAATCCAGGCCCCCCGCCCCACCGCCCGTGAAGAACGTGGTCACCGTGAACGGCGTGGCCGCCGAGTACCCATACGCCCACTCGACTTCCCCGTCGAAGTATTCGTACGGCTCATCGCCCGGAAAGGGGTCCAACGTGGGCGGTGGATTCAGGAAATCCAGCTCAGCAAGCACGTCCGCGGGAGCGGTCTTCGTCAGGGTCAGCGTACCCACCGGGGCCACCGGCATGGGCACGCGGAAGACTTCCTTCCACACCCCGCCCGTGCGCAAAAAGGCGCGCCGCAGCCGACGCCAGCTCAGTGTTCCGCCGGACCGGTGCCGCACCCACAGCAGGTACCGATAGTTGACGTCCTGGGTCTTTGGCGGGATCCAGTCCCAGGTCTCCCCAGTGCGCACGCGCAAAAAGGACTTGTCCATATCAGTCGACGATCAACCACAGCGTACCCTCGGGAGCCGGGTAGTCCCCGCCCCCAAAGGCCACCGACGGCACCGTGGTGCTGGTGGTGCTGTACACCTTCCCCACCCGCGCGGCGCGCACGGATCCCCCGGCGGCCGCGCCGATCAGCGGGGCGTCGGCGGGACCATCGTCCCAGCGCACGAACGCGTCGGACCCCGTGGCGTACCCCGCCCCACCGAGCACCGCGCGCGTTGCGTCCGCCGTACCAGTGATCAGCCCGCCAGAGCGCAGTGCCGCGACCGCCCGAATGTCACCGTTCACGTCCAGCTTGTAGGCCGGATCTGTGCGCGCAATGCCTACGTTGGTGCCGTTGTCGTACAGCAGCGAATTGCCGACGACCGTCGACGCGGTAAACTTCGCCAGGTAGTTCGTCGTGCCACTGACCGTGCCGCTCCCCCCGCCCCCGCCACCGCCGCTGGCATCCAGTGCTCCGGTGGTTCCGTTGTAGGTCAGGTTGGTCCCCAGCTTGACCCGCAGCTGCCCCGACGCCGGATCCACTTCCAGCCCACCACCCAGGTTGAGCCGCAGGAAGTATTCGGCTTCCATGCCGACCGTCAGGTCTTGCACGAACGTGAAGCCCTGGGGAACGTCCGCCACGGAATACAGCTTCAAACTCAGCCGACTCGTGGTGTAGGTCTCACCCGCCACAGTCGCGTTGACACTAGTAATCGTCAGTCCCTTGTCCACCCGAGGCTCCACCCGCAGGTACGGGAGCCCCGTGGCCGTGTCGCTCAGCCGCATGCCCGACAGCAGCAAGTAGTTCATCGCCACGTCTTGCTTGATCGTATCCACACCCAGGGTGTGCTGCAGAATGCGCAACTGAATCATGCGGGTTCTCCGGCATCTTGGCAGTACGCCACCAGGGCCTCAAACTCCACCATGGGGTCGCCCCCGTAGCCCGGCATCGCCGGACCATTGGTCGCGGCAAAGGTTTGTACCGTCGCCCCACTGGCGGCGTGGACCAGCCGCACGCGATACATCCAATCCGCCCGGAACAAGAACACCCCCGGGGTGGGCTCGTACGACCCGGGGAACTGGATGTCCAGTGGCACGTAGATGCAGTGGCTGAAGTGTTCCCAGCTGGTGTTGGACACCGGCACGGTCACCAGCGTGTTCCACACGAACGGGTGCACCGTCGACACGTCGATGGCGATCATGTAGAACGGGCTGGGGAACGACGCGTTCAGCGCGGCACCGTTCCACGTAATACGTCGCGTGTGGGGGGCCGCACAGTACGCAGGCTTCTCCGTGCCGGGATAGAACACGCAGATCCCGCGGTCCGTCGTCGCCACCGAGGCGGTGAGCGTCGCCGGTCCCGGCGGCGGTGGGGTCGCCGTGGAGGCCCAATAGACCGCCTTGGCGGTCTTGTAACTGGTGGGCCCGCCCCCAAACGGGGTGAACGTCACGGTGTAGTTCCATTCCCGACGCACTGCGTCGGCCACGGAGGACAAACTCACGATGTCCTCGCCCACCGCGTGCAAGAACCCGCCGATGTCCGGGTCACCCGGCGTCACGCCGCTCGGGTCCATCTGCACATCCCGGCCCGCGACCAGGGAGACGATCGTGCTGGCGGTGTCCGACCGCGACGCCGTGATCGTCACGGTACCGGTAGTGCTCGGAAAGATCGGGTAGCGCAGTTCCACGTGGTCGGAGGCAGGCGACGCGGTGGCCGTCGCTTCCTTCAGGCCCGGCGTGGATGGTCCCCCCGAGACGGACGTGGCAAAGGAGCGCGCCCCGTCCCGTCCAAAGGAATTCTCAGGGATCGCGATGCCGTACCACGTCCCCACGGACACGTTGAACGTAAAGTTCGTTTGCGACACGCTGCCGCTGAACCGCAAGTACTTGTTGTCGACCGGGCCGTCCTGCGACCCCTCAGTCGTGGTGGGCCAGTTGCCCTTCCGCAGGTACACGCGCCAGTACTTGGCGTCGTCGTCCGCGCCGCTGATGCTTGCGGTCACGGTATCGGTCGTCGAATCGTAGCTCAAGGCGAAGCCCAGCAGGCGCGCTTCCGAGTCCGGATCCACCAGGGCGAGACGCGGGTTTTCCTGCACCACGCCGGTCTTGGTCCCAAAGAACTCGAAATAGAACTCGGACGCTCGGCTCCGAAACTCCTGCCCCGCGGTTGGCAAGAACGGCGTCACCGTGTCGTCGACGGCGATGTTCGTCCGCACCCGCACTTCCACGGCACCGTCCAGCAGCTCGTAGCCCTCGGTGTATTCCGCCAAGCGCGGCACCGTGCCGATCAGCGTCATCGTGGTGGCGGTGTTAGCCGCCACCTTCCGGATCACGGGCAAGGGCGGCTTGTCGGTTTCATCCACCAGGCTCTTCGGCCGAGGCAACAGTCGAATGTAGTAGTGATTCAGTGGTGCGGAGGCGTAGGCGTTCACCGTCCACGCCGCGAGCCCATCGGTCAGCAGGGTGTTGCCTTCCACCGTGCTGAGGCCTGTCGTGTCGCCTGCCGACACCACCGCAGGCAGCGGCACCACGGAGAAGGTGGCACGCACCGTGTTCTCGCTGCGGTCGCCGTTCTCGTCCTTGTTGTCGAACGTGACGTACGAGCGCGGGGTCCGCACCAAATTCCGGGTCACCGTACCGCCCGCGGTGCCCTCCGTCTCGCTGGCCCCCGTATTCCACCCGGCGTAGGGCACCAGCGTCAAGGTCTTCTGCTGGCCCAGCGTCAAACTCACCGTGCCGGTGACGCGCTTAAAACTGCGGGTGTCCACGTGCCGCGGCACCAGCTCGGTGGGTTCCGGGGGCACGGCCCCCGCCGCAGGCGGATCGACGTACCACTTCACCCCCAGGGTGTCATCATCCACCACCGCGACGAACGTCACGGTGTTGTTGCTCGGATCGATGGACGTTTCCAGCGACGTGATCGACGGGGTGGAGTCGAAGTCCACCAAAAAGGTCAGGGTGTCGCTGTCCAAGTCGTTCGCGTCGGTCGCCCACACCCGAATCCACATGTTGTCGGACTGCCGCTCGAGGGGCACGAATCGCGACCGCACGCCGAGCGGGTCGTCCAGCACGGCGTCCAGGGCGTTGTCCACCAGGAACGGGAAGTCTTCCGCCTGCTGCGGCACCGGGAACAGCACGCGCGGCGTGGTGTCACCCTTCCGCTGGTAGTACAGCGACACGCCCTCGAACGCGGCTTCTTCGGCGGCCATCGGGCTGTAGGCAAAAATTTCCACGAGCGCGTACTTCGCAGGATCGTTGTACGGAGCCCCGAAGAACGTCTGCTCCGCCGCCACCAGCTGCCGGAACGCCACCACCGGGCCCACCGGGGTGTCCGGGTTGACCACGTCGTCCGCGGGCGTGTAGTTCCACACCGCGGCGTCGCTCATGGGCTGCTCATTGCGGGACCGGTCGAAGCTGGCGAAGTAGTACGGGCCGTAGTCCTCGGCGAAAAACGACATTTCGTCTTCGCGGTCAAACAGCCCGAAGTCCGTCATCACCTTATAGTCTTTGTAGATCAGCAGCGCCGTCCCAACGGCTGGGCCAACCGGGGGCGCAAACGGATCCGCGCTGTTCCCGTAGACCTCTGGGGACTGGTTCAGCGTGATCGCCCCCGCCGTATTGGAGACCACCGTGTACACCAGCGGGTCGTCGCCAATCTGCACGTTGAAGCCAATCAGTGCGTCAACCTCGAGCTCCGGGTCGTCCACTTCGACCACGGGCCCTGTGACGGAGAACACCTCGTAGGGGTACTCGTCGTCGGCGGCACCATTCATGATGTCTTCGCGGTAGTACACGTTCACGCCCTGGTAATCGCGGTCATCCGGTGTCTTAAACCGGACAATCGCAATCTTATTGATCACCTTCGGAAAGCCTTCCTCGAAGACAATCGGTCCCGGCGCGAAGGTGTCACCTGCCACCACGTACCGCACATCGCTCAGGCCGGACAGCACAGCTTCGTCCAGCAGGCCCACCGACTGCAGCGCGTACTCGTAGGGCAGCCCCGCCACCACGGCCAGGTCCTTGTATTCCATGACTGGAGCGCTGCCGGTGCGGGCGATCCGGATCAGCTCGCTGAACGAGCCCACTGCCGCCTGGGCGCCCACCCAGCCCGGATCAGACTCGCTGAACCCCAGTGGGAGTCGACACCGCACCTCGGTGTTCTCGTCGTCATCCAGCTGCACGCGCACCACGGTGCCCACCGCATACGAGCCCGACAGCAGATTGGCGCCCGTCGCGATGGTGCCCGTGTGGTCGCCCTTGATGGTGACCACGAACTGATCGTCCAGCGCCACCGCGCCGACCGTCAAGATCAGTCCGTCGTCGTCCACCAAAGTGCCGATATCCGTCGGGGTCCGACGCAGCACGCGGTACCCCCCGGCGGTGGCCGCGGCGAACCACGTCAGCGTGTTCACCGCCGCCCCGGTCTGGGCGTCCAAGTACCCCGTGCGCAGGTTCTGCCACACCGGACGCGGCGGGCTTTCCGACAACCCACTCAGGGGCAGCGACACCGGCACCTGCACCGACGTGCGTGGGGCCTGCAGCAGCACCGCCACCACGTACCGGCCCGGAGGAAATTGCAGCGGAATCGAGCCACTGCCCTGCCCGCGGCGCACCAGTGTTTCGTCGACGTACACCGCGTACTTGCCGCCGCTGCCCCCGAGCTCGAGCTGCAGATTCGCCGACACGGACTTCGGGGTATCGACCACCGCGCGGAGCATTTGCACCGTGCCCGTCGGCGCCGTAAACGACACAAATCCGTCCGCGCACTGCAGCAGCGCACCGCGGCCGGTCGCCGACAAGAACGCCTGGTAGAACTCTTCCAGCTCCGGCAACACCGTGCCCGGAAGTTCCAGCAACAGCCAGGACTGCCCACTACCGTCGTTCAGCGCCGACAAGTCGCTCTGCACGGCACCGTACCAATTCCCGACCGGCCCGCCGATCTTGTTGGTATCCTGCCGAATCAGCTTGCGGACCATTTCCAGCAGTGACAACGCCATCGCTTAGCTCCCACCCCGGCGCGCTGGTACCAAGACCAGGTGCGTCGCCAAATAAGTCGTCTGTGCCAGTGCCTTGCCCACGGCCACTGGCTGATGTCCGGTCGCGAACGGGGACAACAGCGTTGCCTCGAACTTTTCCGAACTGTTGTGGCCGAACGCCCATCCCGAGAGCAGTGATCCGCCCGTGATGTCGTCCTTCCAGCCCACCCATGCGCCCGCGTCGTACCGCACGCTGTTGTTCACCGAGCTGCCCTGGTAGCGCGTGCGCCACCAGTACGCAGCGGCGTACGCTTCCCGGCCACTCTCAAAGCTGGGGAACAGTCCGGGCGATTCCCACACGTACTCGGACCGGAACTTCAGCCCAAACCATTCCAGCACATTGGTATGAAACTTCGGATACGCAGGGTTCTTGCGCGCCATGCCCGTGACAATCTCTTCGTACACATAGTTGTTGATGTAGTACGGCCCCGACGGCGCAATTTTGACCGGGGCTTCCCCGGGGCGCTTGTTGCGGCTGTACATCCCGCGCAGCTCTTCGTAATGCGTCCACTCGACCTGCCGCACGTAATCAAGGGTGTCGCCAGTAACGGACAACGCGCCCGACCCTACGGCGAGCTTAAAGGGCCACTGGCTGGCGTCCACCTTGGACTTCGGCCAGAAGCGCAGCGGAGAGCCCGTCGGCTCGCGCACCGGGCTCGACCACACTTCGGCCGCCGCGATGTCCGCCCCTTCGTTCTTCTCTTGCCCGTCCACCTCGCCCACGTAGTCGTGCCGCTCACTCTCGGTCGTCGCAAAGCAGTAGAACTGCCGCAAGTCGATTTCAGAGTTCTCGGTCAGGTTCAACGCGGCGTAGCTCGGCGTTTTGGTGCCCAAGTACCGCGGCACGCACATCGGCGGCACCAGGTGGTACGGATGCAGATCTCGGCTGATCGACGGCACCCACGTGGGATTGGTCTCCCACGTCCAGGTGCCCAGCGCGGCGGGGAGTACCCGGTTATTGGTCGCCCACTGCGCGGGCATGATGCTATCGGCCAGTCCCAAGTGCGCGATGGTGTACTGGTCCGCGGCCAGTCCGAGGGTGAGCCACGGCTCCTGGGCGAACCCGATCGTAGTGGCCAGCCCGCTGGTCGTCATCTCGTGCTGCCACCACCAATGCTCCAGCAGGTGGTCCAACAGAGACCCCGAGCTCGCGCCGTGCGCCGCCAACTGCCCCGACTTCCACCCCGGCTCCTTGGTCCACTGGCGACACACCACCGTACGCCGGTGCGCGTACATGGCATCGTCTTCCCACGTCACCGCCGTGGTCTGGTTACTGATCTTGGCCTGGTCCACGAAGCTGCGGTTGATGCCCCAACTGGATCGTCCGGACCGGTCCGTGGCGTACGCCGACAGGTAGAAGAGGTAGCTCATGAGTGCGAAGTTCAACCGCGCGCGACCTGAGGCGATGCCCCGGGTCTCGGACCAACCCGGCACCTCCTCGAGCTGCAAGTAATCGCCGAATTCCAGCGACTGCGGCAACCCAGTGAACTCGAAGGCCGCTCGGAAGTCCTGCGGGCGGAACACCCACTCGGTGACCCCCGCGTCACCGTCGGTCCACTTGAACGTCTTCGCCTTGCGGTACCCCTGGTCATTGAAGCTCAGGGTGTGCTCGTCATTGTGCAGCAGCCGGTTCACCAAGATGCGCTGCTCGACCGTCGTTTCCGGGTACACTTGTCCCGTGAACTGTGCCGACTGGTCGCCAATGATTGCCTTGAGGTGCACCTGGCGATTCAACTTCACTGAAATTTCCGACGTCCGGCCCGCCCACAGGCCCCCGGGGCGATCCGCCACCTTGAAACGCACGCGCACGGGCTTGTCGTTGGCGATATACGCAGCAAGACTCGTCTTCGACCCCGAACCGCCCGCGGGCGTTTCCCAGCCGCCCGTACCGCCCGGAACGTAGCCGCCCGCGCTGGTCCAGTCGTCGATCTTGAGCTCGATCTTGGTGGGCTCCGGCAGGTGCGTCAGCACCCGCAACTCGGGCAACGCCAAGTCCTGATCGTCGATCAGCCGCAGTTCCGCATCCACCGGATCCGTCAAGGCCTCGAGGTACACAAACCACTCCCCGAACGTCCCCTGCCCGATCAGCGGCTTGCCGCTACCGTCCAAGCCGGTCCACACCACCGCCAGCTCGCCCAGCTTGCCGCCGCTGAGCTCTTGGTTCCAGGCATAGAAGCCCTTGCCGATGCGCGGCCGCTGGTCCGGCTCGAACGTGCCCTCCACCAGCGTGGCGTACAGCTCGGACTGCGTGGCATTCCACTCGCCCAGCTGGTCCACGCCGTCCCACTTGAACTGCCGCTTAGCGCCGACCGTCAGGTACTGCCAGTGCCGCTCCGGTTCGGCTGGGTCGGCCGTCGGCTCGGTCAACCAGGCCACGATCGTATTGTCCACCGCTGAACGCACCGACAATCGGTAGAGCCCGTCCGCCAGGACGTCCATCTGTGCGGTAACGACCTCCCCCAGTTCCGAAGCGTACGGGTCGTAGAACGGGCTGTACGGCAGGGTATTGCTGAGCGGCACCTTCGCGGCCGTGTACGGCTCTGCGCTCGCCGCCATGCGCCGGTACCGGACGTTGAACGTCGGGTACGCCGGGCGGGCGAAGCGCGCCGCGACGCCGTCACCCTGCTTCCACGGCAGGGCGAGCTGCGGCGTCGCGTAGTCCACAGTGAAGAATTCATGGTACGGCGTGTTGGCCAACCATCCGGACAGCGCGCCCACCACGTGACTGCCGTTCACGCGCGCGCGCCAGTCGATACCCAGTGTGACCGGATACTCCAACGTAAACTTCTTGCCCACGCGCACTTCCACCGCACGATTCCCGGTCCGGGGCACCGTGACGATTTCGTAGTAGAACAACCCCAACTTGTCCGTACCCGCCGGGAACATCTGGCCGGACGGCAACTCGGCAAACGCCGCAGTGAGCGTCGTGTCGGACCCCAGCTCAACCCGTCCCACGAGCATTCCCTGCTTCGGGACCGCCGGGCCGTCAATAAACGCTGAGTAGAGGGTCACACTGGTCGGGGCCACGCCCGGAGAACCCGTCGGACTGATCTGCACCGTCCCAGGCTGCGGGGGCCACGGCGCCCCGCCCGGCAGGACCAACGACGGCACGCCGCCAGGGCTGGTCACCGGCACGTTCGCGTACTCCACGATGTCCCCGCCTGCCGCCACCGGCAGGTCCTTGCTCGGGATGTACGCCTGGCTCGTCGGGTTCAGGACCTTGTGGCCGCTGACCGAGGTGTAGCCAATCTGCATGCGCGCAATGGGCCGGTTACCGAACTTCGACAAATCGATGTCCGTCCGGGGCTCATACGCCGGGTAGTCCGGCCACGAGTTGGTATCAAGCGTGGTGCGGAACCGATTGGGCTGCAGGGTGTGCGTGACCTTGCGCACAAACTGCGTGGCCGTGGTGTTTGTGGTGTCGTAGCGTGTTTCGGCGACCGCAATCGGATCGCCCACTTCCACCATCGGCAGCAGCGGGTGTTCCACCGTCGTGCCCGGAATGGGCACGGACTGTCGATAGATAAACGTCTGCGCCAAGTAGTTGGCGAAGCCGTCGTCCGCAATCGAGTCGTCGTAGATCACCGCGTGCTTCGGGTAGCCCACGTGGTTCTTGGCCAGGGGGTTCACGATCGACTGCAGATCCACCGCGTTGGCCACCACGAACTCAGTTTCCGTCGGCGCCTTGGCCTCTTCGAACTTCTCGCTGTCCGTGATCGCCGCCTTCTTGCGGCCCACGATCGTGACCTTGTTCCGCACCTCGTCTTGCTGCGCGCGGGTCGTCACGGTCAGCGCCGTGTCGTCAGTCGAAAGCGTGGGCAGCTTGGTGCGCAGCGGGTCCTGGGCGTAGCAGAGCAAGCAGTCGATGTACGACTTGGTGCCTCCGCTCAGGGTATCCGCCGTCAGTGTGACCACGTACTCGTCGTAGTCGCCGGAGAACAGCGTCGCCACCGTCGGGTTGGACCCCTGGGCAATCACCGGGCTGTTAAACAGCAATCGCGGGTCTTCCAGCACGTCACCGGACACACTCGGGTTCACGGTGCCCGTCGCGACCGGATCGCCGCCGCTCGACTTGCTCACCGAGATCTCCCAGGCCCGCGCATCAGCGTTCCGTGGAAAGGCCGCGTCAATGCGCGAGGCCCGCACCGTCGCCTGCACGGTCACCGGGTCGGTGGTCGTGAAGTACGTGGCGCCGTAGGCCGACGGATCCAGTTGCTCCGTCAACGTGCCCACCGTTGCGTTGAGTTCGGTCAGCTCCTCGATGTACGTCGGCAAATTCGCGGGGCGCAAGAACGCAGCTCCCGACGCATCGAAGCCGCACAAGTACCCCAGCCGGTCCGTCAGCTCGCGCGTGCGGGCCCACAGGTCCTTCGTGGGCTCCACCACGAAGATGTATTCGTCGTCGAACGGCCGCGATTCCGTGAAGCTGAAGCCCACGTTGCCGTAATGCACCGGGCGCGGCAGCTTGAGCCGCAGCCCCTTGGTGGACACCGCCCGGAAGCGTGGCAAGGTCGAACCGCGGACCAGCACCGGCGTGCCGAGGCCGTTCGACTGCACGGCCACTTCGGTGCGGCGGTAGCAGCTGGGGTCCACGCCTGCCCGGACGCCCATCTCCTCGACGGCGTACGCCAGCGGCCAGTTGTCGAAGGCCGGGACGTTGTACACCGGCTGGGCCCGCTGTCCCGGCTCTGCGTTGAACAAGTCCAGCAGACGGAAGCCCCGGGCCATGTAGCTAATGCGATCGGGCGTCTGCTCGTACTGCTCGACCATGCGCCCCTCGAGCCCGACACACGTGATCGTCAGCTTGCCGTCCGAGCCGGATCCGAAGTCGTCCACAAAGCCCGTGAAGAGCGGTGTGTATTCGTCCAGGGTGTCGGGCCGTGCGACGCGGATCTGCACCAGCCGCTTGCGTCGCAGCGAATGCTGCAACGACCCGCCGTCGTACACGTCCAGCTGTCCCGGGTCCGAGGTCAGCGACGGGCGGTTGAACACCCACCCATGCCCGTCGTTGTTCTCGGGGTTCAGCAGCGGCACCACGACTTCTGCGCGGCTCGCCGCGCCCGGCTCCTGGGTGATCGACGCGCTCAGAATGAACGGCAGCACGGCCGCCTCGAGCGGCGCATCGGCCGCGAACAACGATGCGCTCAGGACCGGCGCTTCGGCCGTGGCCCGCTCGAGCTCGTCGTCCGCGGGCAGTGCCCCCGGCAGCGCCTTGACGACCAGCCCACCCCAGGGCTCGGTGCCGGACTGCACGTAGTAGACAAACAGCTCGTCGTCGGGCAGGAAGGTGTGGGTCGCGGAGTAGCTGAAGCCGTCGATCACGAAGCCCACTTCGCTCAGGTCGTCGGCGAACAGGTTCGTGGTTACCCCGCCCCGCACCACGTCAATCCGAACGAAGCCACTCCCAGCCAGCCCAAACGTCAGCGTGTCGCTCCCCGGCAGCCAGGCCCGCATCGCGGACGGCAGCAGCACCCCGGAGAAGCACACCGCCACCTGGCCCGGCGTGGACACACCCCACCAGCCGGGGGCGCCGCTGCCCCAGTACGACTGCACCACCGGCCACCGGCCCGTGCGCCCCGCGCCCTCGTACACCACCGGACGCGACAGCCCGCTCAGGAAGTCCGACTCCGGGTTCGACGACGCCTGCAGGGCGGCCACGTAGGTGCCCCAGCTCTCACTGGTGACGGCCTCCTGCACCCGGAGCCGCATACCGGTCGTGGCCTTCCCGTCCTCCAAGGAGGAGTAGGGCGTGTCCCACGCGGCCACTTCAAACTGCCACTGCTGGTCGACGCTGAAGAACGCCGCCGCGCTGGGCACTGGTTGCATTGCTTATGCTCCGGTGTACGAGCCGCCCTCGATCGGACTGCCCGGATCGAGGTAGTCGTCGTCTTCTGCTGCCCCCACCACCTGGCCGCCCTCGACCATCAGGAGCGTGCCGTCGGGCAGGTACGTCAGGTTTGCGCCCGTACCGCCATACGCCAGAGCCAGAATTCCGCCCGGGAACGACCCGCCGCCCGAGGTGCCGGTACCGAACTCGCCCACCGGAGGGATCGGGTTCCCCGCGAAATCTTCCACGACGAACGTGAACTTGCTCTCAGAGTAGCGCACCGAGCCGCCGTCGCCGCGCAGCACGCGGGTGGTGTCCAGGACGCGCACGCGCCACCAGGCCGGTTCGATCCAGCTCACGCGGATCTCGTTGCCCGCGTTCAGGGCGCCCACCAGCTCCTGCTCCAGCACCAGCGTCGTGCCCGTGGCGTAGTTCACTGAGTGGCGCACCCAGGCCCCGCTGGCCATCAGCGCGTCCACCACGGCGTACTTCAGTGTCGTGGGGTGCACTTCCCCGGTCAGATCGGGCACGGTCAGCGTCTGGCCCGAAATGCCCGTGACGGTGGTCTCCAGGCTGCGGCCGCGGTTGAGCAGGTTGGTAGTGCCGTCGTAGATGTACACATACGGACCAATGCCTCGAGACTGCAGCGAACGACTCTTCAAGCTTTCGAGCCAGCGGTACTGCATCTCGTAGCGTCGCGCCTCGGGTCCGAAGTTGGACCAAATCCAACTGCGGCGGCGCGGGTCGCGGCTCGGCATCTGGACGATCACGCGTCCGTCAGCGGTTTCCACCTGCTCGCCGAGCTCGGTCGAGGGATAGTCCACGCGGGTCGGGGTGGGAAACAGCTCGACTTCGAGGCCCGACTTGGCCCCGTTCTCGTCGGGCATCGCCACCCAGAACCCCTTCTTCAACACGGTCGTCATGGTCGTCTCCGGATGGCAAAACGCTCCCCAACGGCACAGCACGTCGGGGAGCGCTTCGCGCTACTTTGCAGTCCGCCCCAAACAGAAACTCCCCGTGACACTAGTAGGTCGAGTCACGGAGAGGTTCGTCGAAGCTAGGGAAACCTTACGCGCTACGGACGTCGAAGCTGGTGCCACGGCCGCCCAACTGATCCCGGAGAGCCGTCGCCACCTTGTCAGCAATCACGGCTTCCGACTGCCCCGGGGCGCCGTACACGTTGATCTCGATCGGACGATCCCCGGCCCCTTCCGTGCCCGTGCCGCCCGACCCAAAGGGCTGGAAGCCCGGGACCACAAATCCGGCCGGGACGTTCAGGAACCGGCTGCCCAGCGTCAGCTGCTGGGTCTGCACTTCAATCGCCTGGATCTGCTCGCGGGTGTTGCGCTCAATGCGCTCCAGGGCCGCCAGCTGGGGCTCGGTCTCCGGCGGCTTGGACTTCCCGAACAGCCCGCCCAATGCCCCGCCAAGGATTCCGCCGACAAACGCGCCGACCGGACCCAGCGGGGTGGCGCCACCGATCAACGCACCGATCGAGGCCCCCTCCTGCCCGTAGCTGTCCTTGCCGCCGATCGCTCCGCCGATCAGCGCACCGGCCAGCGGCAGGGCGACGTCCGCGGCACGCCCGAACTTGCCCAGCTTGCCGCTTCCGGCGAAGCTGAACTGCTTGCTGCCCCCGCTCGTCGACGGGGTGGCCGTGAGCAGCGCCGGATCAAGCGCAATGGGCACTCCGCCCGGAATGTCAAGTACCGTCGGCGTCGGTCCCGTCGGGCCCGTCGAACTCGACGTGCCCCGAGACTTAGCGTACCACGCCACCGCGGTCGTCGCGGCTGCGGCCCCGCCCGCACCGGTCAGCCCACCGACACTCCCCGTCCCGACCACCGAACCAGCCTGCGCGGCGGCTGCGGAGATTTCCTGCTGGGTCGCGGCCGTCCACGCCGCCACACCCTTTCGGAAGCCCGCCTCGATGGCGGTCTCCGTGGACAGCGCACCGCTGGCAAACGCGGATGTCAGCTTATCCCCGAGCAGTCCGGTTTCACTGAACACATTCCGCAAGAACACGTCAACCAGGCGGGACTGCGCGGCCTGAGCCACACCCTCGGCCAGCTGCTGCAGGCCCTGCCCGCTAAAATTACGCGAACTGGACAAGAACGTCCGCAGCGGGGCGACGAGCTCCTGCACCAGCTGCGCAGACTCTTCCCGCGGACGCCGCTGCAGCTGCGCATTGGCACCGGACAGCACCCCGAAGCGCGCCACCAGCGCTTCAGACTGCGCGTTCAACAGGTCTTCGCCCAACTGGTTGTCGATGTCATTCATGCGTGCCGCAAGCTGACCATCGCCCACTTCGAACTGTTCCGACGCAAGGCGCCGCTGCTCTGCGGCCGTCGCCTCCGCCAGAGCCGACCGCTGCTGCTCGACCAGGGCAATCTGCCCCAGCTGCAAGGTCACCCCTGCCTGCGGGCGACGCGGGTCCGCCTGCGCCGCCGCCACATCCGCCTGGTTCAGTGCCCCGGTCAGTGCGGTCTGCCGCTGGGCGGCGCCCTGAATTCGCGTCAGTCGTCGGTTGATTTCCTGAATGCGCTCCTGTCGCTGAATCTCCGGGAGGATGTCCTTCTCCACCGCATCCGTCGCCGCCTTCAGCAATTCGCCCAGGCCGCCGATCGTGCTCAGGAGCCGTTCCGTCGTCGCCTGGTCCTCAGCATCCCCAAGCTCTCCCAAATCCGCCAGGGACTGCTTCAGCTGCAAGCCGATCTCTCCCACAGACCCGCCCGCCTTAATCGCCGTGTTCACAAACGCGCCCAGGCCCTCAGTGCTCGCGATCCGCACCTGCTCCTTCAGCAGGTTGATGCGGTTAAGTGCCCGGTCGCCTTCCGCCTTGGCCCCAGACACTTCGTCCACCAGCGAGCCAATCGCTGCTGCCTCACCCCGGCCCGGCGCCAATTCGTCATCAACAATCCGCGCGCCGAACTGCTTCTCGCCTCCGCCGAACTGCCCCTTCGACGCCACAAAGCTCGCCTGCGCGTTAATAAGGTCCCGCTGCAGGGTGATGGGCAGCGTCCCCAGGTCCTGCAACAGCTGCTGGGCATTGTCCGACCGAGCACGTGTCGCATCGAAAGAGATACCGAACCGGTCCTGCAAATCCGACTGGACGCGATTCCGCGCGGAGCGCTCCGAAAAGGATACAATCGGAGCAAACAGCCGATCACGCACGCCACCAAGGGCCTGGTTCTTCGTACTCAACTCCGCCAGCTGGGACGTGCGACCTTGCGCGTCATTCAACGTATTAATGATCCGCTGTGTGCTACTAGTGTCCTGCCCAGCGGTGATCTCCCGCTGCAGCTGGTCGTCCAGTTTCTCCACGGCCAACTGCAACGCCTGCTTAATTGCTGCGGCGAACGCCGACCCTTCCTCGGACCCCAAAGCGCCGGTCTCATTGGCCAGCATCTGCACGCGGCCCTGCACATTGATTGCCGGAGCCAGCTGATCAACCAGCGCCTGCGCCACTCGATCCAGGTTCGCAAACCGATAGTTGCTCTCCGTCAAGGACCGCCGCTGCGGATCGTTAGGGTCGGTAATGCCCCGCTCCGCAATAGCCTGGCGCAGCCGTTCCTGATTGCGGTCCGGCACGACAAACGGTACGTTGGCGTCCAGTCGCTGGAACAAGCGCAAATCATCGGCACTCAACAGCAACCGCTCGCGTGCGACCTTATCCAACGCCGCCAAGGGGGACTGTCCCGCGTCCGCCGCCTGCTTGGCAATCTGACTAATCGTTCCTGACGCGCCAAACTGCACGGCGCTGAGGTCACCAATCTTCTGCCCTCGGAAACTCAGCGCAGAGCTGAGCGACTCCAGAATCGCCTGCCCGGGGTCCCGAGAGAATACCCGAGTCCCTGAATATTCTGTCGCGTCCGAGCTCTGCCCCGCGGCGGATGCCACACTCCGCAGCTGCTTGCTCAGATTCACAGTGTTCTGCTGAAACTCCGCGACTACGTCTGCGAGATCCGTCCGAGCCTCGCTGAGGTACGTATTGGGAACAGCGAGCTCCAACTTCGCCGATTCCTTCAGGAGTCCCGCAGCTGCTGCGATTCGTTCCGATTCGTCGCCAAGCGCAACGAACCCAGGCAGGGCCTTGTCAAAGAATTCTACGAGCCGATTATTGGTCTCATTGAAGACCTGATTCCGCGGCAACGCGCCACTCGCCCGGTCCCGCTCCACCGAGGCCAGCACTTCGCCAGCGCCGCGCTGTACGATTTCCAGCAGCGCTTCCGGCGTCTGCCCGAAGCCCAGCGCGCGCTGCTCATACTCCTTGAAGAACGGACTCTGCTGAAACTGCTCCCGGTCAAACGGCTCGGCGGTGCGTACCCGCTCACGATCGGAGGCCCGCTGAAACAGCCGAGCGCCAGCTTGAAAGATCCCTACTGCAATTCCAAAAGCCGCCGTGTACGCCCCAAAGGAGGCCAGCCCGCCGAGAACCGTCGCCCCAAGACCACGGGCGAACGCCGCGCTAGAGTCGAGTCCACGCCGCAGCAAACTCGGGCCTCCAACGCCGACCATCCCATTCGCGCGCAGGGCGGCACTCTGTGCTGTTGCCTGCGCAGTTCGTGCCGCAGCTGCGGCATCCGCCTGAGCCGCCGCCGCAGCGGCATCCCTGTACGCCGCCCGACGCGCCTGCAGATCCGCCAATCGGCCCTGGCGCTGCTCGGGCGTCCCCCGGCTCTGCCGCTTCCGCCGATACTGGCCCGGCTTAAACGTCGGCGGATCCTTCGCCCTACGCGCGGCCCCGAGCATGTCCGCACGCGCGAGGCGTGCCGCCTCACGCAGAGGCACGGCTTCTTGTTCCGCGCTCACTGCCGCCGTCCGCAGTGACCGCAGGCCCTCAACCACCCCCGCCGCCTCCTCAGCACCAGACTCGGCCAGGACAGGAGCCACGCCACGCGACAGTCGCTGCTGCAGCGCCCGAGACACCAGCGACACCCCGCCCAGAGCCGCGCCGCCTAGCGCCACCGGCAGTCCAGGGTTCGCAGCGACTGCCCCGAACGCCCCCGCCCCGAGCTTCAGCCCGCCCTTCAGTGCCGCGCCGAGGCCCGTGTCCACGAGCAGCGACGAGGCGAACGCGGTAAACGCGGTGGCAAACTGGGTCAGGCGCGCACTCACCGAGTCAAGTCGCAAGCGCACACGATCCTGCGTATCCCCGAATGCCAAGGCGCTGACCTGTGCCGTCTTCAGTGAGTCATTAAACCCGCCCAACAGCGCGGCCGCCAGGTTGACCTGTCGCGCACCGGCAAAGGTGACCAACAGTTGCTGTGCCCGAACGGTATCGCCGCTGGCGTTCAACTCCTGGAACTTTGCCGCAATGTCCTGCAAGATGTCCTGCAGGGGCCGCAGCGTGTTGGGCGTGTCTCCCGCCAGGTTGATGCCAAACTCACCCTGCAGCGACCGGGCGACTTCCGGCGCAGACAGCCGCGAGATCATGAACCGAAGACCCGTGGCAGCCTGATTGCCCGACACCCGCGTGCGCTCGATAATGGTCGTCGACGCGCCGATGATCAGGTCCAGCGCGTCCACCGCACCGAGCGCCTGCGGTTGTAGCTGTGCGGCGATGGAACCGGCACGCTGAATAGCCGTCGACAGGTCCGACGCGCTCACGGCGTACTGCGCCTCAATACGCGCGATGCGGTCGAGAATCTCGAAAGGCCGCACGCGCCCTTCCATGATGTTCTCCACCGCGATCAGGAATTCAGTGGCCTGCTTGGCGTCAAGATCCGCACCCGTCTGGGCGGCAAGCGACGCTCGAGTCAGATCCACCGTTTCCGTGGAACTGGCACCGGTCTGCGCGAAGAACTTGCTCGACTGCACCGCCTGACGAAGCGGCACACCGAAGTCAGCGGCTGCCCCAATGACGCCGCGCCCGATATTCTGTGCTTCCCCGCTCGAGCGCGAGCTCAGCACGCCTTGAATCTGCTTCAAGTCCACTTCAAGACCGACAGCCTCGGTGGCCGCCTGCCGCAGCTGGGACGCCAGCGTGAACACGATTCCGCCCGCAAACACGTACGCACTCAGCGACTGCAACTTGGTCTGCAAGCGATCAATAAACTTACCGCCGCTCTTCTCCACCTCCACCGCCGACCGACTCGCCTCACCGAGCAGCTGCCCCTGCTTCCCCAGCTCCGCGTTCAGCGCGTTGTACTTCTTGGTCACGGCCTCCACATTCGCCGCGTCCTTTGAGGACAACGTGCCGGTGGCCCGCAGGCGCAGGTAGATCGACTCGGTCTCCTTCAACACAGCGTTCAGCTCAGTCTGAAGCGCTCGCTCCTGGTCAGCGCGCCGACCCTGCAACGCCTTGTTATCCGTTGGCGCCTTGCTGCGCGCCCCGGCCAGGGCGCTTTCCGTCAACGCACGGCGCGCCTCCAGCTCCTGCAGCTGCGTCAGGTCTCGACCAAGTTCCGTCCGCTCATTCTGCAGGCCCAACACCGCCGTGGCCGCAGACTTCACTTGCGGGGTGTTGCCCCCAAAGAACCGGGGATTGGCGTCGGCCACCGACAGCGACCGCTCAGCAAACGACCCGAGCACCGCGTCAAACTGCGCAGACTCCTTGGCCAAGCCGGTACGGATGTTCCCCACTGGCAGACCCGTGGCGAGGTACGACTGTTCCAGCAGCTGCAAATCGCGCTGCTTCACCGCCGAGCGCTGCAACTGCTTGAAGTCTTCCGTCAGCAACTTGGCCTGCTGCGTCACACTCACCGGCAACGCGGGCAGCGCGGTGTCCGCGTCGAGACCCACGAACGGCTGAGCCGCCGCAGCCACCCCACCCGTGCCCGGCAAGCCCCCCTTCGTCAGCCGACGATTGATTGCGGCCAGCTCGCGCTCCTCCTGGACCACACGTTCCTTATCGCTCGCAAACTTGACCCTCGCCGCACGTTCCTGTGCGTCGGTGCCGGTGCGCGTCGCAATCGACTGGAACTTCTCAAAGGTCACCGCCAACGGCGCAAGCGTCTTCTGCATCTTGTCGAAGGCTTCGATCATCGGGTCGAAGCCCACCTTCGACAACGACTCCAGCGTCTTCAGCACCCGCGACAAACTAGTCTCGACCTTGGCCAGGACCTTCTCGAACTCCGCAGCCGTGCGCACTTCCGGCGACAGCGACGCTGCCCCGTCGGGGCGGTTCAGCACCGGCCCAACCACCTCGGAGATCACACCGCCTCGCCGCGCACGACGGCGCTCCGCCTGCGCCATCAGGACACCGTCGAGGACCCCACGATCCTTTTCAATCGCCCCCGGCTTGTAATAGGCCCCACCGAACTCGATCTCCTGCTGCATCGCGAGGATGCGCTTCTCGCGAGCCTCACTCGGGTTCGTCGCAAACTCCGCCTGCGCCGCACCCAGCAGGCGCTGCGTTTCGTCCAAGCGGTCTCGGGTTGCCGGGGCGAAGGTCCCGCCGGAGTCAAACCACGCCCGCAGCTCGCGCTGCCGCTGCTCCAGCGACTTTTCCGTGCGCACCCGCTGTTCCGCCACCCCGCCGGACGGCCCAATGGGCGTCGTCTCGACCGACAGATCAGGATTGAAGTCCGGCCGGTCCGGTTCGCTGCGCGCGCGGGTCTGCTCAAACGCCGTCTTTGCCCCGGTGAAGTCCCGCAAGAACGCAATGATATCGTCCGCGTTCTCGCCTGCCTTCCGGGCGCTCTTCGGCGTCGCCCCCGTGATCGACGACAGCAGGTCGTTCCGTTGGATTTCCTGCACCAGCTCCTGCGGGAGGGCCACGCCCTTTTCGTACTGGCGCAGGGCACCGACGTAGCGCTCCAGCGTGCGCTTTACATACGCACCGACTTCTTGCGGGAACAGCACCAGCTCGCGCTCGATACCCGGGTTCGACTCCTTCAACAGGTCCGCGCGCTGCACCGAGCTCCGGAGCGCCCCCAAACTTCCGCGGTACTGGTCCGGGCTGATCTCATCCGCGGAGAGCTTCCGCTTGAGTTCGGCTTCGTACTGGGCCGTGCCAGCATTGACCAGCTTGTTCACCCCGGCAAACTGCGCCCCGCGCAGTTCGGCGTCCGCCGAATACAGTTGACCCGCAAGCTGCTGTGCCTGGCTCTCGAACACCCCGCGCTCGGCGCCCTCGGCGCGCTGGGCCGCCTCGGTCACATCAGCAAGCTGCTTCTCCAGCTTGCTCCGACGATCCCGCACTTCGCGGTACTCCGGCGCCTGGGTGACCCGACGCGTCGTCAGCGAGGCGGCCAGGTCTGGCGACGCCAGCACTCCCGACTCGGTCGCCAGTCGGAACAGCTCCTGGTCGCGCTCCGAGTACCCCGAGAGCACGCGCCCGGCCCGGCGGTTCGCCCAGGCCGTGAGGCCAGTCGGCTCACGCTCAAATCCTGCCATCGCCGCGTCGCGCTGCTTGGCGCTCACAAACGCTGGACCGCCCTCGCCCCGGGCGCGCTGATCTTCCACCAGCTTAATCGTTGCGTTCAGTTGCCCGTCAATGACCGCGAGCGATTCCCGCTTCTCGATAATGTCCTTCTCGACGCGCTTAATCTCCGCAATCGCGGCTTCACGCGCGGCAAACTGCTTTGGGTTCGCGTTGTCCGACGTGGTGGGAATCACACCGCCGTCCGTCACACCCAGGTCGGCGGCCAGCTCCGCCCGGCGCTCCTGCAACTTCTGCAGCTGCAGGCGACCAGCGTCTCGCTCCTCCAGCATGCGATCCCGCTGCTGCTCCCGCGCCGCCAGCGTGATCCCAGGCCCCGACGGGCGCATTACCTGCTCGTACTGCCGCGCCTGCCCCTCCGTGACCGGCAGCACCGCGCGACCATTGGGCAGCACCGGGCCCGATGCCGCAGAGCGTGGCACCGCCGCACCCCCGCCGCCCGACTGGAACTGCAGCCCAGCCATCGCCTCGGTAATGCCCGCACGCAACGCTTCCCCGAGCTGCTTCGCTCCGGTTTCGAAGGCCAAGGAGAGTGCCTTGGAGTCGATCGCCATGGTGAGCTCAGCCCCGCCAGGCGTAGCGCGAGCCGACACCGATGCCTTGCCCAGCGCCTTTGACTGCCGAGCCACACGCTTCGCCAGCTCCTGCACAATCGTATTTGGGTCGAACAGCCGCGATTCCGCCTCTGCGAAGAAGTCGGGCGCGACTGACTCCCGCGCGGCATCCAGCTCCTTAACCTTTCGACGGAAGCCCGCAGGCATCTGTCGAGTGATCATCTCGCGCGCTACCGGCGAGAGCGTACCGCTGTCCTTGATCACGCGCTGCGTAGCGGCCAGAACCTTCTTGGTTTCCTCCAAGGCCGCGGTCGCCGCGATCACCTTCGGATCGGACGGTACCACCGACCGATCGTTGGACCCACCACCCCCGCCGCCACCGCCCGCCATGGCCCGCAACGCCACCGTGAGGTCGCGAATCTCCTTCTCGAGCCCACCGCCGCTGACCGGACCCGGCTCCGAATACCCGCCGCCCTCGCCGCCGCCCCCGCCCTTGACGCCCTTACCGTACGCCGGAGCCGCAGTCGCTCCCGACGAGACCGCCTTGGCGACCTGCTCAGAGATCTTCCCCAACGACTCGGTCCGCACGCGCACATCAAACTCCGCACCCTTGGTGCTGAGTTCCTGGATGGCGCGAATGGTGTCATAGAGCTGCTGCAAGTCCTTGAGCTGCGTCATCTCTACGGCAATGACGTACTCGAGATTGCTCTTTGCCATGGGGTTACCTTGCGTCCGAAGTCAACAGCTGATCGAGCATTTCCACGACGGCTGTGCGCAGCATGTCCGTGTCTTCCGTGTACATCCCACCCTCAGCCGTGGTGAGCGCGTTCATCGGCTGTGTTCCCGCCAGCAGCAGCCCGAACTTGGGCCGCGGACTGTAGTACCACGTCTTCATCGGCCCGACGCCTGGGTTCGCGCCATCCTTGGCCTTACTCCGCCGAATGCCCGTGCCGAACTCCACGTGGCGCCAGAACGACCGGTACCGAGACGTGCTCGGGCGGCCCGTAAACGCTTGGGTCGCGGACGGTGTTTCGAGCTGATCGAGGTACGACATCAAGCCCACCCCGATCAGCGCCCCACCATCGTCCGTCGGAACTTGCGCCACGAAGGACGCTTCCGTCATCAGGCTCAGCAGCGCCATCAGCCGCTTCCGGAACTGGTTGCCCGCCATGTTGCTCAGGTAGTGCGAGCCCTTCCCGGGCTTCTGCTCCCCACGACGATCCTGCGTCCCACCCAGGCGCTTCCGCAGCGCGTCAGCCATCGCCTGTGCCCGCTTGCTTGCCCCTTCCACCGCTTCCAAGTCTCCGCTGATCTGTGCCTCGTTCAGGCGCTCCAGTGCCGCGTCGAGCTTGTCCTTCAGCGCGAGGTCCGTCATCCGCTTGCGCGGCGAGTACAGCGTCTCCTGTCCGTTCTGCGACAAGACTTGCATCTCCAGCGACTTTTCCACATTTGCCAAGAACCGGCGCCGGATCTGCCGCACCAGCGTGCGAATCACCACCGCCCGGAGCAGGCTCGCCACCGCAGTCTGGTTGACTGCCGACTCCAAACGTGCCGCGGCTTCCTCGAAGCCCACGGTCTTCATGTTGAACCGCACCTTGATCGTGAACTCCCGCGGCACGTCCCGCGGCAAGGTGGCTCGCATTTTCTCACTGGGCGCCACGTCGTACGCCGCCCCGGCACTCCCCGCGGGGGAAGTGCCGAGTGCCTCAGCAACCAGCTCGGCGTCCGTCCTACGCTTCCGTGTCATCGCCCGCCCTGGTACTGAGGAATCGAGACCGGACTGCCTCCGTACGAGGCGCCGTTGCTCTTGGCCGCCTTGCGCGCCTGCTCCCGCGCAAAGTTTTCGTACCAGCTATCCATCGCCGCATCGTCCGCGATGATCTTGTCGTCCGGCTTGTCGGTGGGCGACATGTTGTGAATCGCCTCATAGAACCGGCCGTACCCCAGCAGCGTCAGCTGTCCGTCATCAACGTCATAGGCGCACTGGACGCCGAAGAGTCGGGCGCCGTCGCCACCGGCGGATCGGTATCGGGCTTGGAAATCTGCGGAGCGGGCGATTCGTCGGAGTGCCCTGATGCCCCAGTCTCCGAGGGATCCGCCGTCTTGGCCTCGTCCGCGGTCAGAAAACCGAACGTCTGCAGGTACTCCCGTGCCTCGTCCGGAATGCCGTTCTGGAAGAAGTAGGCTTCCACCAGGAGCCACTGGACCAAGCCCTCCGGCAGGTCGTACAAGTCCTGGAACGTCGGCGTCAGCGGCCCAGCGGGCAGCGAGTCCTCGCCCAGTCGCTCGGCGGTGAAGTACAGCCGGGCCATCTCCTCCGCATTGTCCCGGCGCTGCTCCACCGACTCCGCGAAGATCTTGGCGTGCCGCAGCTGGAGCTCCGACAGGCGCAGCCGCTCGCGCTGCAGCTTCAGGTACCGGTGCAGCCGCTCCCGCAGATCATCGATCAGGTGCAGGTGCTCTGCGGCCTCCACGTCCGGCACCGCCTCGAGCAGGCGCTGCATGTCGTAGTCCGGGCTGTACCGCTCCCGGGACTGCGATGCGGCGTGCTCGGTGTCGTAGTCCGCCTGCTCATCCGACGTGAACTCGAGCCACCGGTTGAACCGCACCAGCAGGGCGTCCCGCGTCTTCTGCTTGGTGACGTGCTCCTCAACCTTGGTGCGGAACGCGGCGGCGGCTGCCATCAGATCGAGCGACCAGTTGTCCTGCGCGATGCCGTCCGCGAACAACTCGCCCATGGCCTTGTTGGTCGACGCCTGCAGCCGCTCCAGCTCGGCGCTCATGTCGGTCGTCCACTCGCCACGCTCAGCCACCAGCTTGAGCAGCTGCTCATGGCTCAGGATGTCAGGGTTCTGGAGGTCCCGGTGGTACTGGCGCTGCACCACTTCCGCGATCTTGCGACGGCGGGCCGGGTTCATGCGCGTAAAGCGGACCAGGCGAATCGTCGCCCCGTCCTCCTGCGCGTCCTGCAGCGATGCGGGAACTTCCTTCGTGCGATAGCCGCGACGCAGCTCGTCTTCGAGCACTGCGTCCAGCCGCTTCTGCGTCTCTTGCTCCATTACTCCCCCGGAAAGCCGTATAGTCCACCCTCAGAGCGCGATCGCTCCCCATTAAGTCGGCCCCACCAGGGGGCAAACGAAAGCGGCTCGTCACCGAAGTGCCGAGCCGCTCCGCCGCCCTAGGGTCCGTGGTTAGATGTTGAACCCGTTCACGGTCATGGCCGTACCCCGGAAGGTCCAGGTGATCTCACCGCGGCCGCCGACGTTGACCCGGCTGCCCATCCCGTCGACGCGAACGTCGGGGAAGATCAGCTCCTGGATCTTGGTGCCGTCCTTGGTGAAGTAGTGGATCACCACGGCGAACTCAGTCTTCAGGTACTGCGGCGAGAACTCGAACGTGTTGTCGTACACGTCCGGACCGGTGAAGGTCTTGTTCATGACCGCCTGCCAGTCCGCCCAGTCCGTCTCGGTGACCGTCGCGTTGACCGTCATGTTGAGCGGGAAGGTCGGGGCACGGTGGTAGATCGTGGTGCCCTGGCTGTTGTACGCGATCTGCCGCAGCGCCTCGGTCCGGAAGTCGACGTTGTAGTCGATCGACTGCACGCGGAGCCACTGCTCGGCCGAGTTCGGCGTGGTGGCGTTGGCCGGGGCGATGTACACGTTCGCCTGGAAGCCGCGCACACCGTACACTGCCGTCGGACCCGTACCCACGGTATCCGGGGTGTGCACCGTGGCCCAGTTCGTGGTCGGCACCTTGCGATACATGGTTGCCATGGCAACCACACCCTGCGGCACGGTGTACCCGCCCGACATGGTGATGATCGTGGTCGCGAAGGTCGCGTAGACCGGGTCGGTGTTCTCGGTTCGGTACGGCACCGAGTCGATCGTCACATACGCCAGCTCCCAATCAGTCGCCGTGTACGCAGGATCAAGCAGGGTCAGCGTGGTGCCCGTGGTCCGCTCGCACGGCACAGTCCGGACGTCGTGGAACGGCGCCGGGAAGCCGACGACGTAGAGGCCCGACCAGTTGACCGTGTCGCTGGCGGCGCCGTTGGCCTGCACCCGGCCCGCGATCGACGTCGGGTAGCAACACGCCAGATACGTCGAGCGGTTGAACGTGAGCTGGTCCGTCTTCTCGTGGAGCACCGCGTCGAACTTCAGGTTCGCCAGGTCGTCCTGGTCGAACGAGTACCCGTTCACACCCGGAGCGCCCGCCGGATCGTAGGCAAAGCCTTCGAAGGCGTCGGTCCCCGCGTTGAACACGGTCTTGAGGCGCGCGATCAGGCCCGCGAGGTTGCCGTTGGACGAGAGCTCGAACGAGCCTGAGGTCTCCAGCTCCATCAGCGTCTCGAGACGGGTCGTCCGGCCCAGCTCGAACACGTCCTGCGCGTTGAAGTTCGGGGCCCAGTTGAAGTTCTGGACCAGCCCGAGCGCATCAAAGTCGTTGATGCGCAGCGTCTTGTCGGAGCCAAGTACCTGCAAACCTGCCATCGGAATCTCCTTCGTGACATCCGCGCGTCACGCGACGTGTGAACTGTATTACGCCTCGTAACGGAGGCGCGCGCTCAAAGTGAACTCAAACACCATGCTGTCAGCCTGCTTGGGGTACTGCTCCGAGGCCACTTCGGTGCGCATGACTTCGGCATGGCCGATCAAGGCGCGTGTCCCCGCATCATGGTCCCGCACCGGCATGAACTGGGTCTCGTCGAACACCACCCGCAGCAGATCCACCAGGAACCGCTGCTCTCCCCGATCGCGCGCCAACCCCAGCAGCAGCACTTCTGCGTACCGAGCCCGCTCTCGCGACCCCAACCCCAACAGCTGGCCATTGAGTCCGTGTGCCACCGCCAATGCCATCGTCGGAACAGGCACATCCTCCGGCGCGGCCACAGAGCCGTCGGTATTAGGTCGCACAGGAGCCTGTGGAAACGAAAAATCGTCGTCGCGGATTGTGAGGATTCCCCGGGCAGCTGCGAGCCGTGCCGCCACCGCCTGGTCGGCCAGAATCGCGGCTTGGTTGCCGTAAAAGCCGGGGTAGACCCCATCGGGGGTCTGCAAGGAGTCCGTGGGCAGCCAGTACAGCAGGTACCCCGCCGTCAGCAGGGCACTGGACAGCGGCTCGGACCAGCTGTTGATCAGATTACTGAGGGTGTACTGACTGAGCGCCATAGCGGATACACTCCTTCGACATATTCCACAGCTTCCGGATCACCGCGTTGCGCCGAGTATTGAAGGCATGCGGGGAGGACGCCTGCACAGGGTCCATCGCCGCCAAGTCTTCCATGGTCGCCATCACCAGCTTGATCGTGGCGTTCACTTCCGCCTCAACCACCCGCTGGTACTCGTCTTTGTCGTGTGTCATATCAGTGCTTGGCCGCTCCCGTCAGCATCACGTAATACGTGCCTGCGATCGTGCCGCTCGAGGCCAGCTTGCGGACTGCCAGCACCCGGTACTTCCGTCCAGTGACCACCACCGACGCTGCACCGTCGAACACAGTGCCCCCGTCAGGCAGGTCCACGTCCTCATCGACCACACGGGCCAGCGCTTCCGTCTCCAGGGCCCACCCGCCCAGCTCGGCCTGCAGCTTGTCCCGGGAGGTCGAGGCCATCGACCACAGCTCCGTGAACAGACACGGCACCGCGACTTCGGGACGAACCGTTTCGCCCTCGTCGTCGACCGGCGCCTGGGGATCAGCCTTGGGGGTCAGGGGCGAGGCGCCCGGCGGCAGCGGAAACACACCGGCAGGTGTCGGCCGCACCAGGGGATAGCGCACGGTCAACACGTATTCGCTGGTACGAATACGTTCGACGACCCGCTCGCGCACGCGCGCTGCGTGGACGCCCATTAGTGAATCCGCGCGTTCGCAGATTGCCGCTGGTACGTGACCAGCAGCTCGTCGCGCTTCAGCTCGAGTCCCTCGAGCATGCCACGGTACGCCTTCTCCGCCTGGATCGAAGACTCTTCCTCCAGCCCTGACCGCCAGCTGATACCCAGCTCGCCACGGTCCACGCGCTGGCGGTATGTGGCCCACAGCACGTCCGCCGCCACCGCATAGACCAGGATCATCGCCTGGTCGTCCGTCGCGCCCTGGAGGCCGTACGTGCCTGGCTGGGCCTTATTGGTGCCCACGGCGATCGTGGAGAACCCAGCCACCTGGCGCACCCCCAGCTCCAAGGCTGCGTCTCCCGCGGCCTCCAAGAGCTGGGTGTCCGTACGGCGCTCCGCCGCACGGTCCACGTCGGCCACCTTGCGACGGACCATCTTGAGCCACTGCTCAGTCGTTACCGCCATGTGGCCTCCAAGGCCCTCAGATTAGGCCCGGGCGAGTCGTCCGCCGCGGGGTGCCATCGGAGCTGTTTCCGCGTCCCGGTACTCACGCAGCGGGTTCAGTTCATCCAGCCGCTCGTAACACAGCTCTTCGGCGATACGGAACTTGCCGGGGAGGTCGCGCACGGCCTTCCGCGCCTGCTCCGGATCGTCCGCGTACTTCTTGCCCAGCTGGAAGACTTCCTCATCGACCGCCTGGATCACCCGGCGCAGAGTCGCCTCAGAGGTCATGGCCGCCACCGCGGCACGCATGTCTTCCTCGGGCTGGTCGAGGATCCAAGAGCGCGGATTCAGCACCACGTTCTTAGCGGCATCCGGATGCAAATCCTCGGGACGATCGGGCGGGGCCAGGTTGTCGGCTTCTCCGAGCACCGAGTCGTCCCGGACAATCAGCCCCTCCCCCACGAAGCGACCGGTGCGAAGGGACTGCCAGAAGACGTAGCTGACGACCGCCCGCACCTTGGGGTCGTGCGTCCCCGGCACCTCCGCATGCAGCGAAAACTCGACCGGCTTGCCCGTGGAGGTGTCGATCAGGCCCAGCGTGTGGTTGGAGACATTGCGGATACCCACGACCAGCTGCCCGTGCATCATCGGCGCCCGCGCCGCCACAGCACCCGCCTGGCTCGCCAGGGTGGCTTGGTCACGGCTCAGCCGCTCAATCGTCTCCAGCGCCGCACGATACCGGGCATCCAGTGCCGCCAACGCTTCCTTCTCTGCCTTCGTTGCCATTCGTTCTCCCCGTGCCGAAGCACTATACAGTTCCCTAGTGTTCTGCCCCGCACCAACGACCTTACAGCAGTAGGGGAGGACGCACGGGCGATTGCCCCTGCCCCCTCCCCTCGCTCACCTCTCACACCGAAGTCTTAGACTTCGATGACCCGGTAGGCGTACGGGTTCCAGACCAGCACGCCGTCTTCGAGACGAATGCCGGTCGTGAAGACCCCGGCACGCGCATCGGTCTCGGCGTAGTTCAGGAACGCGACGTCCACATCGGCCATCACGGCGCCCTTGTTGGCCGACGCGATGTAGACACGATCCTTGCGGATGACGTGCCCCTGAGCCTTGCGGCTGAAGCGATCGACCATCGTCACGATGGGCGAACCCTGGTAGACGCCGGTGACGCCGCGAGTCTCGAACTCACGGATCCCGTCCTGCGACCAGCCCGTGAAAGCGCGGATCGCCGGGTAGAGCGCGATGTGCCGCGCGAAGATCGTCGGCGCGTCGCCGTCGTCCTTCAGGCCGTCAAGGGCCTTCTCGAGATTGGTGGCGCTGAGCCCCGTATACCGCAGGGTCATGCCCGACACCCCGGTGCGGTCGGCCGTGGCCGACGGAACACCCGCGTCGATCGCGTCGCAGACCATGCCGACACGGTACCGGTTGATCGACTCCGCCATCGTGTTGATGACGTCCGAGACGGCGATGGCGCCCGCGGCGATCTCCTCGAGAGGGATCTCCACGGAAAGCTCCTTGTGGGAGGTGCTCATCGAGTACTCGGTCTTGGTCATACGCTGCGAAAGCGCCTTGGTGCCGTAGGCACGCTTGGTCACCTTCAGGTTCGCGCGCCACTCCTGGAACAGGATCTGGTCGCCGAACCCGTAGTCCTTGCGATCCACCATGAAGGGGATCGGGTCGGTGAGGGCCACCGTGTCGTCGATCAGCTGAACGATGAGCTCAGCGATCTCGAACTTGTTGGCGTCGAGCTCCTTGAGCCCCTTCGGGTCAATTCGCCCCTTCTTATCCGCCCCAACAGCCGCCTTGAACATGGCGTCGAGTTCGGTCTTGTGGACTGCGAGCTGATCCGCGGTCCGGCTAGCCACCTTGAACTGCATAATGACATCCTCCAATCGGTGATCGGTCCGTGGATTAGACCAGCTCGACTCGGACCTTGCCGTTGCCGAGCACCTCGAACACGCGGCCAATCACCGGTGAGATGATGGCACTAACAACATCAGCCTTGCAGAACAGGCCGTCCTTGACGCCCAGGGCGTCGCCCGCGACCGGTGCCACACCCGAGCGCGCAGCGTCAAGCGACGCATGCAGCAGCGAGGGGTCGTACTCGATGATGGCGCCGCGACCGATTTCCATGATCGCATCGCCAGTGGCGATCGCCGTGAGGCGCGTGCCGAAGTCCGCCGGAACCCCGTCCGAAGACGAGACCTGGAGGGCCTGGTTCGACACCTTCATGGCCACGCCGTACGTGCCCGGCAGGAGGATCGCGGCATCCGCGTCATCCACCACCAGCGCCGTACGCTCGCCCGCCGCGTTGTCCAGCTTGATCACGGCACCGAGCGGAATGGCCTCGCCCGCGATGGCGGTACGCCGGGGGGCGTCGTAAAAGTTTGCAATGTGGAGCAGCATGTTTCTCCTCCTGAGTGGTTACCGCAATCGCGGATTAGCTACGGAGCGCCGCCACGCGAGCGCCCAGATCTGCAGCCCCGTCAGTCCCAACCGGAAGCTTTCCCTCGTCCTTCGTCAACTGGAGGTAGCTGAGCTTCACATCCGTGAAGCCGACCAGCAGATCGCCAGTGAACTCCGCCCAGTCCTCATCCGACGCCACGGACCACCGCGAGGTGAACCGCTCCTGCTCCTCGACCGTCCGGCGCGCAAACGCCGTGCGGTACGTCTCCGGAAGGGCGTCGAACCGCGAAGCCCAGCGGGCCGTGCGCTCCTGCGCTTCCTGGGCCGCGGCAATTTCAGCGAGCTGCGCCGTAGCCGTCTCCAGCTGCGCCGTCACGGCAGTCAGCTGCTCCGTCGCCAGCGCGAGTTCGGCCTGAAGGGCCTCTCCGCGAAGGCTCGCCTCGTCCGCACGCGCCGTCGCGGCCGCAAGGGCTGCCTCGGCGTTCGCCTGGGCCATGGTCGCCTGCTCGACCGCGGCATTCGCCGTCTCGATCTGCGCCCTCAGCTGCTCGTTGGCCTCGAGAGTGACCTCAAGCGCCGCCGTCTGCGTCTCCGTGTTATCCACACCTGCCTCCTTAGTCCGCTGTGCCCGTCGGGCCGTGACCAGTGCCTTCGCCTCGCTGAGCACAGACCGCATGTGTTCGATTCCCTGCGATCCGACTGCGAGCCACTTGACCTGCGCCACGACTCCCGGCAAATGGGAATCCTCGTGGTGACGCGCCACCCACGCTTCGCGGACCCGAACAGCGAACTCTTCAGTTGCCGTCTTCACCGCTCCGCCCCGCTGCGCCACCGGCGCCAGGCGTCGGAACTGTTCGTTACCGCGAACATTTCCAGCCATCTGCCAGATCTCGGGGTATTCCGTCCGAAGCGCCTGCGCTTCAGCCACCGGAAAGACCGCCCACTGGCTCGTCTTGAGCCCGACCGCCATGGTGTCCCCATGCGTCGGGAAGTCCGTCGTGCTCCCAGCGCGGGCCGCCATCTCCGACGCCACCGTCGCTTCGAGGTCGTACTGGAGGCTGGCGGTCGCGAGGTCGTAGCTCTGCGCTGCGGCGATCTCTTCCTCTTCGCCGGACATCTCCACGGCGCCCTTGGCGTCCGGATCGGCAGGTGGCACATTGAGGGCAGAGAGGGTGAAGAACACCGGCTCGATCATGACCTCGTTGTAGCCCGAGTCATCGATGTGCAACTCGACACTCTTGGGAATGCACGCCATGGAGAACTCGCAATAGCCCCGCGCCGCTTGCATGGCCAACATTTCCTGCGCCTGCTCCTGGAACGCCCAGGCCCACACGATGCCCTTCGCCTCAATCCCCAGCGCGCCTTCGCCATTCTTGGCGTCCGGGTCCTGCTTGGCTTCAGCGGAGTACCACACGCCGATTGCCTTGGGGTCTTCACTCCACGGCAGCACCGCGCCGTGATTCCAGTCCATGGGGAGCAGATTCGGGGAGGCGATCTTGGCCGCCGCGGCCGCCAGGTCCTCTGCACGGAACGACTGTCCGTTGTTGTTGCGTCCCTCGTGCGCCAGCCAGGCGGTGACCATCAGCTTCGTGGGCTCGCCGTCCGTGACCATCGGCATCCAGCTCGCGGCACGGACTTCTTGCGCCTTCGACAGACGCTCATCGCCAGACATCGGCTGCACGATCGCCCGCGCCGTCACGATCCGCACATTCGGCGGCAGTTCCCGAGCGGCGGGCGAGGTGACAGGATCCTGTTCGGCTGGCGTACCTGCCATGAGCACCCCAAATGCGAAAGTCGTGGACAGAGACCCCGTCCACGAATCAGTCGTTGTCATGTGTGGGGAAACGCAGCGGGGAGAGCCACTTAGGCCCTCCCCGGTTCGCCCCGCTAACGTGTGCCCGCCCCCGTATGCGCGGCGGCGAGTCCGCAACCCCGCATTCTGCCTACGGTTGCGCGGGTTTTTTACCCGCCCAAGCCGTACGGGACCTCGGTCAGAGGCGGCAGCGGAAATCGGTCGTACAACTCCGGCGCACGCGATTCCGCGAAGTACCGTTCCTCAATACTTGAGATCGTACGCTGTCGCCGTGGGCTCATGTACGGCTGCATCCGCTTCATCAATTGCAAGGCCACCCGCCCGGACACCGCCATGCGATACGTCACCGAAACGTCAGTGCGATTGTCCCGCCGATCGCGCCGGGAGTAGCTCCGGCGCAGCAGCGCCGCAATGCGCGCGATGACCTGTTCGTCCTTCATTTCCACTTCAATCCGCGGCCGACCTCCGGTGTATCCAAAATACCCTTCACCCTCGAGCAGTCCGACCAACCAGAAGAAGGTGTGGGAGTCGTCGACAATGGCCCGCCGCGCTCCCACCGCCAGCCCCGCCTCCAAGACCTACTCCTCCCTCGGCGCGCGGCCCGCGCCAGGGTCCTTCCCGTCGCCCTGCCCACGGACGCCGCCATCCGCCTGTCCCTGCAGCCCCTGCGGCGGCCGGAACGCCTCCTCGTACGTAGTGGACTCCGGCGGCAGCCCCTGCTCCAAGCACCGCTGCTGAAACTCAGCCTCCGGATCCCGTCCCGCACCGGCAATCATCGAACGAATGGACAAGAGTCCCAGGGCGTAGTCCGAGCGGTTCGCCGAGCGCATGGTCTTCAGATCCGTCATGATCGAAGCATCGAATTCCCACACCAGGTCGATGTCGGCGAACCCATTCTCCACGGCGATGCGCTCCCCGAGAGAGGTCAGCACCGTCCCGAAGGAGTTGGCCAGCTCCTGAATCTGCGCCGACGCCCCGATCACCGAAGCCCAGTCCGCCGTCGCGCCGTCCCCGGCCTCGCCGAGCAGCAAGGCGTCCGGCAGGCCGAGGGCACTCTTGATCTTCGTGTCTCCAATAGCAAACCGCCCGTCCAGCGCGAGGATGGCGTCTTGTGAGCCGACATCCGTGACCTCCACGTCGTCGCCCTGCCACACCAGCACCATGCTGGGTGACACTTCCTCGAAGAACGACTGCATCAGCGCCGCTCGCGCAGCCGCCACATCGGCCTTGGAATACGGCGACTTCGGATCCGCCGAGCCCACCTGAACGATGGTCAGGCGGTTGATGACGTTCTCCATGCTGACCAGGTCGATCGCGGTGATGGCGCGCCCGTACCGAATGCCCAGCTTGGCCGGTTCGATGATCGACTCACCGACCGCGTCGGTAGCAAAGCCCCGATGCTTCACGTGCATCAGCAGCGCAGGGGACAGGAGCACCCGACGGTTCTTCTTGAGTTCCGCCAGGGTCTTGGTGTCAATCAAGTTCTTCACCACGTCCGCGACGGCTTTCTCCGCAGGCTTGGACCCCGTCAGCAGGTTCATGAGCTCAGCATCGGGCGTCCAATACCACAGCTCGCCCAAACCCGCCAACGCCAGCACCGGGGTGAGCGTGGTCATGGACATCGTCTGGATCGTCATGGGCAGACTGAAGGCGCCCACATCGCTTCCCAGGTTGACCTTGGCCCACTGCTGACGCGCCAGCCAATCCCCCTCCACCAGGGCCTGCCGGGCTCCCGTGTGCAGCATCGCCTTGACGCCCCGCTCACTGGTAATCACGCCACCAAGCGCTGACGCGTTCACGTTCTTGGTGAAGTAATCCAGGGCCGCCTGCAGTTGCTCCACCGCCTTCCGCTGCTTACCCTTCTTGGCTCGACGCACCCGGAAGCTGCCGCCCACGCCGACCAGGGCCGCCACCTTGTTCACGGCGTTGTTGATCAGCCCTTCGTTGCGGTAGATCTCCTTGTACTGCCGGACACGCTGCTGCAGGTTCGTCGTCGGCTTGAAGCCCAGGTTCGAGAAGTCCGCGATGTCCTGCAGGTAGTTGTTCGTGCTGCCCGGGTCCCGGCTCAGCGCCGCCAGCGCCAGAATCTCGTGCCGCCCGTCTTCGAGGGTGCGCGTCTGGATTTTGAGCTCCTTCTTGGAGCCCGATCGCGTGTAGACCCCGGTCTGCACGATCTCGTCGCGCAGGTCCTTGTAGTCCTTGCCCGGGAACAAGTCCTCCAGCATCATCTGCCCCGACACCGGCACCGGCATCACCGGCAAGTCGAGCTCCGCCGTCACCAGCGCCGCCACGTCCGTTCCTGTCTTCATGTACGACCTGCCTTGTTAGATGCCAAGAAGGAACGGCGTATCCTGCGAAGCCTTGCGCATCGCCTCAGCCCGCGCTTCATCCGTCTCCGGCTCCTCCGCGGCTGCGGGCTCCGGCACCTGCTCACTCTTTGGAAGCGGCTGCCCGCAGTGCGGGCACAGCTCCTCAGAAGAAACGACGTCGTCCATTAGTTCCCCCTCCTACACGAGTCACCACCGCGCCAATTGGCGGAGGCGTATCTTCGATCATCCGTTGCCGAATGGTATGGGCCCGCATCTGTTTGGCGGCGTAGATGTAGGCCGCCCACAAGTCCTTCTTGTTCCCGCTCTGCTCCACGTCACCCTTCATGTAGAAGGTGCGGAAGTTCTTCGTCGGTTTCTGCTGCAGCGCGCGCAGCTGGTGCGCCAGGATCTTCGCCCCACCGAACCCCACGTCCAGCTTGACATCGAACGGGCGCTCCGACTCCGGGATATCCTTCGGCAGATACAGCAGCTTCTGCGTCATCTGACTCAACGTGAATTCGACCAGTCGGTCGTTCAGCTGGTCCGTCGGATAAATGGCGTCCAGCATCGGCCGGGCGCGTGGATCCGTCGCAAAGGCTTGCACCCGCTCGTCCGCATCCAGCGGGTCGTAGATGCGATACTCCTCCGGCGCCAGCAGTTCACGGTTCAGGTGAATCAACTCGTCGCGAACGCCTGACCCGCCGCCCCGCATGTCCAGACCAATGGCGCGACACAGCTTCCACGTGTCGGTCTCATATGGGTCGTGGTGGAACGCCAGGTTGTAGCGATCGGACAGCTCCCAGATCTTCGCGGCCACGTCGGCGTGGCTGGTCATCCGGTGCTGCTCCGCCCAGACCACATTGCTCCAAGGCGTCTTGCCCAGCCCGGTGATCGGGTTGAACTCACCCTCGGCGCAGGGGCCCACCCGCATCACGACCAGGGCCGAGAAGTCGCGGCTTCCTGGGGCGTAGTCCACCCCCAGCACGCAGGGGTCCGGACAGCTCCACATGACCGTCGGGGCATAATGGATCTCCGTGTCCGGGTACTTCTTCGCCCACTCCGGTCCGCAGTCTTCTCGGGAGATCGCGTACCGCGCTCCCTTGCACGCGGCCGCGTCGACCACAAAGTGCGGGTACACATCTCCCGTCGAGGTGTCGACCACATTGCGCTGCTCCGACAGCCAGATCGCTTCCGGGGTCTCACCGGACAGGAGCTTATCTTCCACGTTCCGATTGATCGGGTACGTGCTGATGATCTCCATCGGCCGGGCTTCCATCCGCATCCGACCCTTCGTCCCGCGCCGCGTGAACGGAATACCACGGGGATCCCGACGGAATCGGCGCGTCTTGTCCGGCCACGTGACCTCGAGCTTCCGCCCGTCACGGGTCAAGACATGGCGCCGCACCAGCGTGTCGGTGTAGTCAAACGACACGTACATCGTCTGCAGCAGGCCCTTCTTGTTCAGTGCATCGAACGCTTCGATGTCCCCGGCGCGTCGCGCCTCGAGGGCCGACAGATCCCGCGCCATCCCGTCGTACGCCGCGGTCGCGGTGCGCTGGAAGTCCCGCCAGCCGTAGTCGATCGTCGTGGTGTAGAACACGCAATTGCTCGCCGCATTCTCGCCACCCGTCTTGAAGTCCCCCAGCACGTTCAGGAAGCTCAGCGCCACCTTGTCCATCAGCTCGAAGTCCGTGAAGTTCGCTTCGTCGATGTACAAGTCGTGCCCACGGATGCCGCGAATCTTCTCCGGGTCATTCGTCGGCACGGTCATCAGCGACGAGGCCGAGGTCAGATCGATCTGCCAGAAGTTCTGCTGCCGCAGGATGATCTTCTCGTAGACCACACTTCGCCGGATGAACTCGAGCCCCGACTCCTGGTCGGCCCAGGCTCCCTGAATCCACTTCTCAGCGTCGTTGTACAGCAGCTGGCCGCCTCGGAACCCTCCTGCGGACAGGGTCACACCCTTGCGCTTTGGGAAGAACAATCCCCGGTACACGGCCCCCAGCACGTCCACCACCGCGGACTTGGAGGTGCCTCGGCTGCACACAAACACCGTGCTCGGCGCGCTCAGGTGCATGGCGTACAGCATCAGCCGCTGGTGCGGGGGGATGAAGATGCCCGACAGCGAACGCAACGTGATATCGGGCCATTGGCGCCACCGGAGCAGCGGCTTGTAGATCACCTCAGCGGCGATCTTCTCTTCAGCCGTCTGCGCCGTAGCCAGGATCTGGTCCAAGGGCCTCGTCCACGTGCTAATCGCGAGCATCGTCCCCCTCGACCGCCTCCGGCTCCGCGGCCTCCGCGGCCTCCGCCTCGTCGTCCGTCTCAGGCGGCTCGTCATTAGGCACTTCCCGCAAGAAGCCCTTCTCGCCCAGCCAAGTCTCGATCTCCTCGACCTTCAGGCCCGCGTAATTCTTCGTCCCACACGTGGCACAGCTACAGGTGCGGCACCGGGTCAGCCCGAACAAGCCCACCTCGTCCAGCTGGTGCCCGCCCATGTTGTGGCGCGGACTCGGCGTGTGGTACATCTGGAAGAGCACCAGCAGCTCTTCCGCGAACCACCGCTCCCGCAGCTCGATTGGATGGGCCTCGTCCAGACGCCGCACCGCCTCGCCGATCGTGCCGCCCTCCTTGTCCTTCGCCTGCTTGGCCAGCTGGTCCGGGTGGATGTTCAACGCCTTTTCCAGCTCCACGATCTGCTTGGTCAGCGCCTGCATTTGCAGCTCGGTGGCCTTGTCCTTGTCGTTCTTCGCCTGACGGAACCGCATGCGGTCCAGCATCAGGGTCAGATCCAGCAGCATGTCCAGCTTGGACTCGGACGCCACCGACCGCAGCTGCGGGAAGTCCTGCAGATAGGCTGCCTTCAACGACTCGCGCCGCTCGAGCTCCTTGGTCGTGAAGAACACGAGCGGGTCGTCCCCATAGGTCGCCTCGCCCGCGAGCTGCTTGCGGTACTCCACCGGCAGGTTCTTGTCGACCTTGGCCTTGTCCGCCCGGACCTTCGCGAGTTCCTTCTCGCGCTCTTTGCGCGCCTTCCGCTTTTCGTCCGTTGTGACCAGCGGCTGCATCTTGTTCAGGTCAAACCGACACGCCGATCGCACCCGACTGTTCAAGGTCGCCGTCGCCATCGTGGTCCACGGCGTCACACCGTCAGAGAGTTTGACCCCCCGCAGGCAGCAATCCAGGGCGTACTTCGCCGCCGCCACCGGCTCATCCGTCTTGCGGATCTTGGCGAACCAGTCCGCGATCGCCAGGATCGCCGCGTTGTAGCGCTCCGGAGAAATGTCCGGGCCCACCTCATAGGTGGTCATGCTCGGCACCAGTACTGACTTAGCCACGCTTACTCCCCCTCCACCCCGTCATCGTCGCGCTCCGCCACCCGCCGTGGGACCGCCACACGACCTCGGGTGTAGTTCATCACCAGGGCGAGTTCCCCAGGCGCGCGTTCGACGATTTCTTCCCCCACTTCCATGCGAGCATCCAGCGACTCCGTTGACGACAGCTTTTCTTTGCGCAAGAAGTCGATCATGCGGAACTTCACCGACTGGCGGATGAAAGCGTCCGGATTGTCCCGGGCCAGCCTGGGCTGGCAATTCCACAAAGCGACCAGGCCCTCCTGGTACAAGTCCTCAACCAGGGCGTCGTTCGTCATCGCCAGCTTGCGCGCGATGGCGCGAATGACCGACTTGTACTTCGGGTAGTACGTGGCTTCAAATTCTTCATTGGTCATCCGCTCCCCAGCCTTCTGCGCCTGTATTAGGTCGTGCGCATACCATTTCTGCCGCAATCCAGACGATTCCGGTGGATTAAGTGGTCAATCGGAGTGCAATGCGGCCAGTTTACGAAGCGCCGCAGCACTGATGTAGCGAATGGCGGCTTCTGAGAGGGGCTTGCCGCGGAATCGCGAGCCCACGTACCAGCCGACCGAGGCATACGTCGGAGGCCAGCGCTGGTCAGGCCACGGCCAATCGGTCGGGCGGTAGATGCCATAGACCAGCTCGAGGACCAGGCGATGCTCCGGGCCCAGCTGCGCCAAGAGCTGCTCCACCGCCACCCGGTTCAACACGACGTCTTCCATCACGCAGCCTCCTCCGCCGTGGGGGCCTCGTGGCTGCGGTACAACACGTGCCAGGCCCAGTTCAGCGCGATCGCGTCTGCGTCATCGTCGTCGCTGAACTGCTTCTTGGTGTCGTTACCCTCAAAGCGCAGGCGAAGGCCGAAGGTCTTGTTGACCAGGGCCACCACGATCTTCTTGTTGTCTTCGTGAGAGCGGCCGCGCGTGGCCTTGATCGCCTTCTTGACCAGGTGCGCAGCCACCGCGCACTCCTTCTCGATCTCCAGCCCATAGTGCGCGAAATGCGCCGCCTCGATCACCCCGACGTACCGTGTCAGGATGCCGAAGGTGTGACGCATGCGTCCCTGGTAGGGCGCCTCGTACACCACCACGTGCGGCGCCCACTGGTGGAACATCGCGAGCAGCCAACTCCGAAACGCGTTCAGCCGCTCGCCGTGTCCCTTCCCCTCCTGGAGATACCGCCCGTAGGCGACCAAGTGTCCGTCGTCAAACACCGCCCAGCCACACGCCTTGGAGCTCGAGTCCAGTGACAGCACCCGCTCGGCGATTCCGACCCCCACGAACGCTGCCGTTGGAGCCGGGCGCTTCGACACTCGCTTCCGCTTCGCCTTGGCCCGTGGCGGCGTGGCCACCTCGGGGCGCAGTTTCAGCCGCTCCTTCTTGCCCTTACGCCGGGTCGGCATTCCGGCTCGACGCGACGAGGACAGGGATACTCAACTGAGCAGCACCACGCGCGGGGCGGGCAGGGACTTCTCTGCCAGGACCAGCAGCCCATCGAGGCGCGTCTGCATGTCGTCCAGCGACGTTTCCGCCTGCTGCCGGGTCTCCGGCGGGACCGTGCCGAGGTGCAGCTCCAGGTCGAGACTGGTGCGCATCTGCAGCTGCTCGCGACGGATGTTGGAGTAGGTCTCCAGCCGCGCCAAATGCGCGTGGAAGCGCTCGATTGCGGTGTCGATATCGCTCGCGCCGGTGCGCTCCGTCAGCAGCGTTTCCAGCGCCGCGCGCTGGGTCCCGAGCTGTGTGACCGACGCGGCCAGCTGGGTCCGCTGCTCCTCCGTGACGTCCGGGTTTGCCGCCGTCGATGCCTGATAGGCCGAGACCTGCGCGTACTTCCCGCTCATCTGCTCGTACAGGTCCACGAGGGCCTTGAGTTCCTCGACCCGCGCGATGTATTGCTGCAGCCTCATGTAAGTCAGCTCCGACGTCTCAATGTGTGTAAGCACCCCGCCCATGGTGCGGGCGAGATTCTTCGGGGTGGGGGGCCGAAGCCCCCCTGGAGGACCACTTTTGCGCATTGGATTGCCCACGTGAGTTGAGACCTAGCAGGCCCATCCGTGCGGCCTGAGAGCGGACCGCCCTATTCGGGCGAGCCCTTGCGCTTCGTGGTCGTTCGCTTCTTCGTCGTCTTCGGCTTCGCGGCCTTGACCGCCTTCACCGCCGCCCGCGCCTTGGCCGGTGCCACCGTCACCTTGGCCTTGCTCTTGGGAGCGGCCTTCTTGGGTGTCGTCGACGCCTTGCGCGCACGCGCCCGCGTCTTCGTCACCCCGGCCTCCGCCACTTCGTCAGGCGCCGCGGGCACCTTGCCCCACGGCTCCTTGCCTTCGCCCGCAGGGGGCGGCGGCGGGGGCGGAGGCGTCGCAGGCCCCGGAACCACCGGCGGGTTCGGCACGGGATCCCCGGTGCCGGGGTTCGTCGCGCGATAGCGCTCGCGGAGCAGTTCGGCCTCCGACTTCGTGCGCGGCCGAAAGGTCAAATACAGCCCCACCCCTCCGATAACGATCAGCGCAAGTGCTTCAATCATTCGACAAACTCCTCTTCGCCTTTCGGCGCCCGTAGTGACTTCTGTCGTCCAGCCCCGGCGCGCGCGTCCAGCACCGCGTCCGGCTCCCATCGTGCCCCGCAGTCGCCGCAGCGCAGCACCACCCAGCTGCCTCCCACGGGCACCGCATCCGTACTTCCGCAGAGGGGACAATCCTCGACCTGGGATTCCACGCGTGCTCTCGTCAGTTAGCGCCTTGACGCGCGATGCGTCGTTAGCTACCTTTATTGTGGGTCATCCTAGCCCACACCGGCAGCGTATACAGCAACATTCCCCGACCTTCCCGAGACCTTACAAGTCGATGATCCGAAACTGGATGCCGCAATCCAGGCAGTGCAGCTCGCCCTCCCCGTCGTACGCCTCCTCGTCCAGCATGACATGCACGCTCAGGCAGGCCAGGCACACCGGAGTTTCCGCAGGAACGTAGATCAATTCGCTGACGTACTTGGTCTCATCGTACATCCGCCGCACCAGTCGTCGTTCCCACACCCGCGGGTCCTTCTCGGACCGGCGCCAGATCATGGTCTGGCGCGCCTCGCCTCCCTGCGGCCCGAACGGGCCGGGCGTCATGCGACCTCTTTCATCCAGTACGGCACCACCCCATTCGAGCCCTTCGGGAACTCCGCCACCACCGGCACGTCGGGACAGTAGAACTTCCCCGCTTCCTCCATGCAGTGGCGCATCACGCCCGCCATTTCTTCGGCGATCGCGTCGTCCACTTCCGCCACGATTTCGTCGTGGACCATGTTCACAATGAACGCCTGGTCCTGCCACCCGCGATCGTCAATCTCCCGCTGGATCAAGCACGCGGCAGCCTTGGTCATCGTTGCCGAACCGCCCTGAATCGGCGCATTTGCGCCTTCGGTGTACGTCCCCTTCGCGTCCTCAGGAAAGAAGCGCAGCCGCCCGCACGGGGCGCGCACCCAGCTCACGGATCCGCCCGCCACCTGGTCCCAAATCTTGGGTCCCTTCCCCTTCGGGTCGGCCGCGTCAGAGCAGGCGTTCTGGAACTCCAGGATCCGCTCGTGGACCTCGAAGAACCGCTTGTGCATCTTGCGCGCGTCCTCCATGGTCGGCGCAGGAACGTGTCCCGCCACGATCGCGTCCACCATGCCCAGCGTGAGCTGGTCCCGGAGCTTCGGGACGCCCGATCGATACGCCATGGAGAGCACGATGGCCTTGAAGTACTGGCGCTCGAGCTTACCCTCCGGGGTCGACAGGTCCGGGCGATGGCCCAGCATGGCCTCGGCCACGGCGAGGTACAGGTCGTCGTTGTCCAGGTACGTCCGCAAATACGTCGGATCCTTGGACAGCTGGGCGAGCAGTCGGGGCTCCTGCTGGGAATAGTCAGCGATCACGTAGCTCCGCCCCGGCGCGGGCCGGAAACACGCACGGTACCGGGGGTCCCCAGGGATCTGCTGCAGATTCGGGCTCATGCTGAGCCGCCCCGTATTGGTCGTGGCCTGGTGCACTTCCGTGTGCACACGGCCAGTGTCTGACCGCACATTCTTGCGCAGCCACTCAATACCAAACGACGACACGCGCTGGTCGAACTTGGAGTACCGAATCAACAGATCCACGAGGTCCACCGGGAGCTGTCCGCGCGCCTTCCGCAGCTGCAGCGACTTCTTGTCCGCATCCGTCAGGATGCAGAACCGGTCTTCCGGCAGCACCCAGTCCGGAATCTGCTCAGGACTGACCTTCCGTCCCCGGGAGGCCTGAGCTTCCACCCACTCCGAGCCGTGCCCCTGCTTCAGGCGCAGCAGCTCGTCCGTGTCGGCGACGATCTGGTGCTCCCAGCCGATCTGCCCGCAGTGCCCCTTGATTGCCCATCGGATCTGCTCCGAGCTGGAGTAGTTGACCGGCTTCGCCAGTCGGGGGTACAGCGGGCGCGCCTTATGCTCGTCCGTGTCGAACAAATCGACCTGGTGGGTCAGCGGGCGCACGAACTCGTCCAGCGCCTGCTCGGTCTTGGCCAGCTCGGAAATGGCTTCCTGGTACAAGGCCCGCCAGGCGGCACGATCGATCCCGATGCCCTGGTGCTCGAGCTCCCCCAAGACCGGGATCAGGTCCATCTCCACCTTGATCACCCCCCGCAGCCCGCGCTCCTCGATCAGCTTCCGCTGCGCGGCCGCGATCACGAAGGGGTACACCACGTCCGTCGCCGCGTAGGCGATCTGGCGCAGCGTGTGCTCGCCTGGCGGCGTGGCGTAGAACGACACCCGCAAGTCCTTGTCCTTGTCGATGTCCAGTCCGGTATACCGATCCATCAGCGACCACATCGAGCACAGCTTGTAGGCCGAGCGCTCTTCCCCCTTCCCCGGCGCGGACCCCTTCGGGGAGAGCAGTCCAGCGCGGATGACCATCTCGGCCACCTGCGTGTCCGCCAACTGCCGCGCGCGTACACCGTACTGCGCCCGCAGGAAACGGTATTCGAATCGAATGTTCTGGCCCAGCTTGGTCACGGCCCGCGATTCGATGACCGCGAAGATCGCGGCCAGATCGTCCGCGGTGAAGCAACGCACGTCCAGCACCACCGCGTGTGGGTCGCCCTCGGCCGGTCGCTCAACGCCCAGCTGAAGCGTGGCAATCTTGGCGTCCAGGGCGTTCAGCCCCGACGTTTCCAAGTCCAAGGCGACCACGCGGTGCTTCAGCACCCACGCCAGCACCGCAGGCAATTCCACGGGACGCGTGACGTACCAGTACCGCACATCCGCGCGGGTCTCGGTCGAGAGCGGCAAGTCGAGCCACAACTGCAACGGGGTCGTGTCCCCGGCAGGCTCCACCCGCTGGCAGACGTGCCCGTGCGCGGCGAGATCCGCCCGCTGGGCGTCGAGGTCAAAAGTCAGTGAGAGGATGGGTTTCTCCAGCGAAAAGGTCAGACGGCACGGCCCGCTGCATGGCATCAGGCGCGACTTCAAAGCGCGACACGGCTTGGTGCAGCAGCAGGTCGATCGCCACTCCGGCTTCGCCCTCCCGCTGCTTCACGATGGTCAGCTTGCGTTGCGACACAGCGCCGGGGGTGCGCTCGCCCGTCAGGATCAGCGCCACGTCTGCATCCGCCTCGATGCGCCCCGTGCCCTTGAACCAGTTGATGGCCGGTTCGTCATTGGCTTCTTTGTTCCGCGACACCTGGGAGAACAACACCACCGACTGGCGCAGCACCTTGGCCATGTACTTGAACTCGGCGGACAGCCGGGTCAGGCGGTCATAGTCACTGGCGCCCTCAACCCCGGTCGAAGTAGCGAACTGCAGGTAGTCCATGAACACGACCATCGGCTGCGCCAGCGCCAGGCGCTCACGCAGGATCGTGTCCTCCAGCAGATTCATGATCAGGTCCGGTTGGGCCGCGGAGTAGTGCGTGTAGATCGGCAGCCCGGTCAGCCGCGCCGCAGCGGCCGTCACCTCCGCGTCCTCCTCCGGCGTCAACGGCATTGGGTGCCCTGCCCACATCCGCTCGCCGCGAATCGCTCGCGAATCCACGCCGGACATCCGCGCCAACAGGCGCTCCTCGAAGCCCTCCTGGCCGGTCTCGGCGCTGAACAGCAGCACCGGCACGCCCCGCTCGGCCAAGGACACGGCCGCATCGACCATCAAGGAGGTCTTGCCGATCGAGGGCAACGAGCCCACCACCGTCAACTCCTTCGGACGCAGTCGCGTGTACCGGTCCAGTCCCGCGATGCCCCACGTCGCTCCCGTAGGCACTTCGCCCCGGTTCCGCCGCCGCATCCGGTCCAGCGATCCAGCGTAGTTGGAGTGGATCATGGGTTCGTTGGTGTCCTGCACCAGCGACAGCAGATCCGGGTTCCCTCGGTGGTACGGCGCCCCGCTCGGGCACGCCTTGCATGCCTTCGAGGGGAAGTGCTCGCGGATGTACGCACAGCCCACGGGCGAGTGCCGCAGGGCTTGCGTGAACTTGTCGTCCGTTTCCTTGGGGGAGTAGGAGGGGTGGCCTTGGCTCACCAAGTGCGCCGCCTCGCGCCCGTGCTGGAAGCACGTGAGCTGCTGGATAGCCGCATACCACTCGGGTTCCTTCAGCCGGTGCTGTTCCGTAAACGCGTGCGCCATGAAGCTGCACCCGAAGTCCGAAATGAGCTTCAGCACCCCACGCTGCGGGTTCGCTGGGCGCCCGCGCGGTTCAGTTTCGCCCCACTCCACGACTTCACGCGGGGCCTCGTCGTACAGGCGCGTTTCAGTCGGCTGCTTCGCCTCGGGGGGAATCGCCCGCACCAAGACGTTGATCATCTCCCGGGTGTTCAGGTACACCTGGGCGCAAAAGTCCTCGGGATCCAGCGGTTCGAAGGTGTCACGGTGGAGAAAAACACTCGCCCCTCCTGGCACCCCCGGACCCAGCGCGCTGGCCCATCCCGCCGGGGCCTGAGCCCCGAAAAACGGCAGCGCAATCAGATTCCCGTAGGGCTTGGTCTCGCTCACGGTGGTCTGGACAGGGTACATCCGGTCGAAGCTCTCCGCGTCCAGCAACAGCGGCCGCAGCGCCCGCCGCACGTCCACCGCCGGGACGGGCTGGTCGAAAAACCCCCAAATGTGCAACCCACGGCCCGAACGGGACTGCTCGAGATAGCATTGCAGTCCGGCGGATTCAAAGGCGTCGAGCTGCTTTGACGCCTGATCCAGCACGTCGGTGCCGTCGCTGTCCGTGTCAAAGTCCAGCGCAAACCACCACACCGTCGAGTCCGGCAAGAGCTGGTAGCGCCCGAGCAGCTGCTCTCCTGCGAGGTGCCCACGGACGGCCTCGGCGGTCAGACCATCCTTCACCAGGACGTACCCCACCTTGCCGTTCACGCTGTCCTTCTTCGGGAACGCGCGCGCGTACACCTCGGTACGTCCGTTGAACAGTCGCAGGGTTGACTCAATCAGCTCTGACACATGCCCCCAAGCAGAAGTGGCCCACCTCGCGTTCCGCGAAGTGGACCACACCTTACCCCGGGACCAGCGGCCGGTTAGATCGGCGCTGTCACCCGCACCACAAGGCTGTCTGCGCCAGGCACCACCAGATCATCGATCTTCATCCAGAACGCGCGACTCTTGGGGTTCTTCGTCTCCCACGTGTTGATGCGCGTCCACGCCGTCGCCACCACCTGCACCGAGTCTCCGTACGCGCCCGTCCACACAATCTTTGCTTCCTTGCCGTTCGGCACGGGCACCGGCTGGCCGCCGAGGGTGATCACCCAGCGACAGCTGTTCACCGACGGATTGGCCGCCTGCCACGCCGCCGTGCCGCAGTCAATCGAGCGAGCCACCGTGGTGTCCGCCGCCGTCAGCATCGCACGCACCGGAAGCTCCGGCGTGTTCGGGACCACGACCGGCACCGGCTTGGGCGTCGGCTCAGGACGGGCTGCGCCCGTACAGCCGATGACCAGCGCCGCGACCGCGAAGTACGAGAAAAACTTACGCATTACAGCTTCCCCTTTCGTGAAAATGAGCTCAGACTACCGGGCTGAGCGTTCGGCTGCGTCCGGGACAGCCGGAACGCCAGCGCCGTCGGGCCGGAGGCCGCCACAGCGCCCACCAGCAGAGCCGCGCCCATCTCGAGCAACTCAGGGCTCGCCTCGCCGCCAATCCACCGCACAGCTGCCAGGACGATCGCTGCCGCCAAAGCGTTCAGGCCGCGCTTCGACCAATCTCCCAGAGCCGCCACAGGGCGAATAAAGGACGCCAGGTACACCAGCACCGTCGCGAGCGCCGCAGCAATCGGATACTGGTACTTGATGAACAGCGCCTGCAACTGCTCCTGGAAGCTCAGGGCGGGCAGCACAGCCCCTGCGCTGTCCGCGGCGGCCGCAACGATGACCGTGTCCTGGGCGGACAGCAGTGTCGGAATCCCCGCCGCTGTGGCCAACACCACGCACACCGCCAGCACCCCGGCCACCAGCAAGGCCTTCTTCATGGCGATCAGCGCCTGCAGATTACGGGTCATACACACTCCTTCGAGTAGGGTCCCAATAGCGTCCCTCGAGTAGACAAGGACCTTACGTCCACTCCCATAGGTCGGCAGCAACAGGTACCAATCGCACGCCCGCCTACGGCCGGACCGCAATAGTCGCCCCCAACACCCAGCCGGTGCCTGTACGAGAAAACGTGTCCACGTCGAACGCCGCGACTTCGCTCTCCGCCGCGGCCGCCGCGACGCCGATGTTGACCCCGCCCTGTGAGACCTGGTACAACGGACAATTCGCGGGGTACGCGCTGACCGTGTCGCTGCCATTTGCCCAGGCGTAGGCCGCGACCCAGAGCGTCTTCTCCACATCCCACCCCGCCGGGTTAAACGACGGCAGGTTCAGATCGCTATTGAAGTTGTCAAATTGCCCCGTCGTGACAGCAACGTCCGACAGCGTCCCGCCCCAGCTAGTGATCCGATGCGCGACATAGGCGACACGCGCCCCGGCGCTCAGCGTCAACCCGACCGTCCCTCCCTCACCTCCCGTAGCCACCCGCGCGTACACGGTCAGTTGCACCACTGAGTTGCTGTTCCAGGTGACCAGTTGTGTCCAGTCCGCGACCGTTGCCGTGGCCGTCCCAGCGTTCGCGATGATCAGCAGCAGCAGCTGCCCGGAGGCAATGCCTGACGGCAGGTCAAGGGTGTGCGACGTCAGCCCCGCAGATTCGTAATCGGACACCGACGCCGCGACCAGCGGGAAACCACTGCCCACCGGCGCCCCCGCACCCCACCCGAACGCCTGAATCCCGAGCATTACGACTGGCTCAGGTAGCTGACATACCACGTGGCACCCGCCACCAGCGACACGAGGTTGTAGATCCGCACTTCCCCGCTCGGGATCGGGACCGCAGGGGCACCCGCCGCCATGTAATTCGCATTCGTGATTGCGAACGTCGCCGTGCCATTTCCCGTCACCACCACGGTCAGGCGCGCACCCCGCCCCGAGGCGGGCGGGTTCGTCACGGTCATCGTCGCGTTGCCCGTCAGGGTACAGGTCGCGACGTTGCCGAGCGTGTAGTCCGCGTTGAAGGCCCCCGTGACGTTTCCGATCGCGTTGACCTTTTCCGCGTAGTCGGTGAGATACGCACGGGACAGTTCATTGTCCTGCAGCGCCGCCGTACCGCTCACCGTCAATCCGACCAGCGTACCCACGCTCGTGAGCGACGACGCCGTCACGCCCGCCGCCAGCGTGGCACCAGTGAGGGCGCCCGCATCACCAGCCGCCACGAGCTTGATCCAAGCCCCGCGCGCTGTACTGTACGCCCACGTCGCGCCATTGGCGGTATAGGTCTGCCCATTGGTGGGCGCGGACGGAAAATCAAGAACAGCCATACAGTCTCCTCACAGTTGTCCCGCGCTCCACACACCCGCCATGCCCGCACAAGCCGACCCTCGGGGCTACGGTCCTACCCCAAGCGTGCACGCCACCCACGAGTCACCCGTCCCCGTCGTGAACGCAGTCGGATTCTGACTTGCCGCCGTCGCCGTTCGCGTAGCCCAGGCCAAACACACGCCTTGCGCGTTGTTATCCTCTACTGTGCCCGTGCTGACGAAATCCGTCGGGAACGCGGTCAACGCTCGACCGGAAGTGCCGTCGTCCTTGGCGGCGAACGCGAACCACAGCGTCTGCTGCGTGCCCCACGTGGGGGTCAGCGATGGGGGGTCCGCCGATGTGCCACTGCCTGTTGTGATTGCCCCCTCGACCGACGACAAGCTCAGCCCACCGGAGGGGCGACTGATCCGATACACGCGAAACGCGTTTCGCTCGGAAGCGGAGGTCGTGACACTCACCGCTGCCCCCTCCGACCCATCCGCAATACGCTTCAGCACCGTCAGCCGCACGGCCGACTCGCTCCCCGCTGAGACCGCTTCAGTCCATCCAGTGGCCGTCGCCGTCGCGTCGCCGTCGTTCGCGAAAGCAAGCAGGAGCAACTCACCTGTCACGATGCCGGACGGCAACGTGACCGAGTGGGTCGTACCGAACGTGAGCGCGGCGCTTTGCGGCGTCCCCTCCACCACCGGAGGGCCCGTCGGCGCCGCAGCGTTTCGGTACGCCGCTAGTCGTCCGATACCGATCACGTGTACGGTCCGCTATACGACCCGAGCCACACCGTCCCACCATCGACGCTGATCAGTGTGACCAAGGTGACCTGATTCGCCGTCCCCAAGGAGGGCGGCGTACCGCCCACCCACTTCACAGACCCGGGCCACGCGATCGTCCGCCCTCCGGTAGCGTCCTGCGTGACATACACACTGAGGGTCGCCGCCCGGCCGGAGGCCGGTGGGTTCGACAAGGTCAGCGAGGTGATGTTGCCCGACAGCGTGCACGTCACCACGTTGCCCAGCGAGTAGTCGAACGTTTGCGCGCCGCTGATCGACCCGCGCGCATTCAGCTTTTCGGCGTAGTCCGCAAGGAGGGGCCGCGTCAGCTCGTTGTCCTGGAGTGCGACCGTGCCGCCGACCGTCAAGCTCGTCAGCGTGCCCACGCTCGTGAGCGACGACGCCGTCACGCCCGCCGCCAGCGTGGCGCCGGTCAGCCCACCCGCCGCCGCGTCCACCGTAATGTTCGCGCTGCCGTTGAACGACACCCCGTTGATCGTGCGCGCGGTCTGGAGCACCGTGGCGCTGCCCGCATTGCCGGTCACCGTGGTCTGGTCGCCCGTGTTCGTCCCCGACACCGTCGCCGTGGCCGAGACCGTCAGGGTCGCGCCGTTCGCGATCGTCAACGTCGCGCTGGTCGCCGGGGCGGTGATCGCCACCTTGTTGATCGAGGTCGCCGTCGCCACCCCGAGCACCGGAGTCACCAGCGTCGGGGTCGTCGCGAACACCAGCACGCCGGTGCCCGTCTTGTCAGACATCACGCCCGCGAGCTGCGCGCTCGTGGTCGGGGCAAACTGCGCCAGCGTGCCAGAGGTCAGGGCGTCGCCACCACCCCCGATGGGCTGCCAGGTGTTGTCGCCCCGCAAGAACGTGGTCGAATTCGCCGTGCCGGTGCCCAGACGCGCCGTGCCCACCGTCCCCGTCGTCAGGTTGCTGGCGTTCAGTGCCGTCAGGGCCGCACCGCTGAGAGCGGGCAGCGCCGAGCCACTCAGCGTCTCTGCCGCCGCCGTGACCGTAATGTTCGCGCTGCCGTTGAACGACACCCCGTTGATCGTGCGCGCGGTCTGCAGCACCGTGGCGCTGCCCGCATTGCCGGTCACCGTGGTCTGGTCACCCGTGTTCGTCCCCGACACCGTCGCCGTGGCCGAGACCGTCAGGGTCGCGCCGTTCGCGATCGTCAACGTCGCGCTGGTCGCCGGGGCGGTGATCGCCACCTTGTTGATCGAGGTCGCCGTCGCCACCCCGAGCACCGGAGTCACCAGCGTCGGGGTCGTCGCGAACACCAGCACGCCGGTGCCCGTCTTGTCAGACATCACGCCCGCGAGCTGCGCGCTCGTGGTCGGGGCAAACTGCGCCAGCGTGCCAGAGGTCAGGGCGTCGCCACCGCTTCCGCTCGAGCCACCGCCGTTGGTGTCCACCCACTGCGAGGTATTAGCGTCCGCGAAGTAGATTCGCAGCGACCCGGACTCGCTGTCCCACCACAAATCCCCGGCCGTCGGACTGCCTGGCGCCGTCGTGCCCACCGAGACGCTGGCGCCACCACCTCCGCCCGTCGCCGCGATCGTGATCGACCCTGCACCCGGGGTAATGGTGACGTTCGCTCCCGCCACCAGGCTCGCCAGGGTGTACCCCGTGCCGTTGCCGATCAGCAGCTGGCCGTTGGTGGGCGTCGCCGTCAGGCCGGTGCCCCCCTTGGCGACCGTGACCGTGGCCAGCTTGGTGGCCGCAATGGCCGCCCCCGCGCTGATGTCCGCATCCACGATGCTGTTCGTGAGCGCCAGCTTGCTGTACGCAATCGCGGCCGAGGCCGACACCTTGGCGTTCGTGATCGCCAGGTTGTCAATCGTCCAGGTCGCCCCCGACCCCGAGACCGTGATGTCGCCCTTGTCGCCATCCGCGACACCGCCAGAACCCAACGGTCCCACGGTGGATCCGTTGGCGCGGTAGTACACCCCCGCGCTCGTCATCCACACATCGCCGTTCGTTGGCGCCGACGGCGCCGTTCCCTGCGGCAAGCGGAATCCCGAGCCGCCCACCGCAGAGGCTGCGGTCAACAACAGCCCCGACAGTGTCAGCGATGCCAGCGTGCCCACGCTGGTCAGAGAGGACGACAACACCCCGGCCGCCAACGTCGCACCCGTCAAGGCCCCCGCATCCCCCGCCGCAATCAGCGGTTGCCAGGCCCCACGCGCAGTGCTGAACACCCACGTCGAACCGTTGGCCGAGTAGGTCTGCCCATTGGTCGGACTGGTAGGGAAATCAAGGGCTGCCATACATCACTCCTCCGCGTCACTACGAGAGTCCAGTCCGCTATCGGCTACCGCACTCGCGGGCCGCGGCACCTGCTACGGAGCCACACCGTCCGGGTCGGCGACATAGATGAGCCCCAAGGCCAGTGCAGGGGGGACCAGACTGTCAACCGCCGCCTGCAGTGCCGCGTCTCCCGCGGGGTCGTCTACAAGCGCAGCGGGATTGAGTGACGGATCAATTGCCAGAGCCCGAACGATCGTCTCCACATTCCGCCTGTCGCCCCGGATGGCAAGTTTGGCAAACGCGTCCTTCCCTGCGTGGCGGGTCGCGCCGACGATCTGGGCCCGCGCCCAGCGCATGATCGCCACGCGCACGCGGGCAACGAACCCCTCGTCCTTCAATGTCTGGTCAACGGCAGTGAGGCTCACCTGATGCTCCTATGCTGGATTGATTGCGATGATGGCGACGACGCCGCTCATACCCGCGCTGTAGGTGATGTCCTCGCCGCCGTAGCTACCTGCCGCCGTCGCTTCCTTTGACCACACAAGCAAGCTGTTCGCTGCTGGCTCTGACTGGATTACCAACGTGTACCCGGAAGGTCCGGACGTCAGGTCAGGCGAAGGCGACCCCGAAAACGCAAGCAGTAGCGCCCCGCCCTCGGTCGTGCTGATACTCGGCAGCACATGGGGGTTAGTGGTGTTTGCTCCCACTGCGGCGCCGACGTCGTACGGGGTGCCCGCGTCGTGTCCTGAGATGCGGAGTACAGCAGCCTGCGACCCGGTAGTTGGCGAGCCGCTAAAGGTCACGGTCAGTGTGTCGTCGGCAAGCCCATCTGCGATGCGTGTCGCAACGCCAAGGCGAATGTTGCCGAACCCATTAGAGGTGTGCAGGCGTGCATCCCACCCCGCCGACACGGTCTGCCCATTGGCATTCTCGTTGATGCAGATGGACACCAACAGGTCGCCCACCGAGCCGCTCGGGGTGGTCGGGGTGTTGGTCCCGACAGCCCCCTCGATGTTGACCGCGCCGGGAGTGATCGTCCAACCGCCGCCGCCACCGCCCGCCTGCTTGGCAAACCAACCGAATCGCGACGCCCCGCGCATTACGCGTGCCCTGCCTTCCACGCCCCATAGATGTTCGCACCGCCGTCCGTCGTGAGCAGCGTGATGATGCGCAGCTTGCTCGCCACGCCTGCGGCAGGTGGGCCGTCGTCGCCCCAATCCACCGCCGCAGGCCAACCTGCCAACGTTCGCCCACCGGTCGCATCGTCCAGCAGGAACAGCGTCATCGCTCCGAGACGGCCCGCTGCAGGCCAGTTGGAGAGCGTAATGCCGGTGATGTTCCCCGTCAGCGTCATCGTCTTGTGTGTGCCCGCCGCCGCCGCGTAGTCAAAGGTTGGGGTCGCGCTGAACGACATCGCCTCAACCTTTTCTGACACGTCGACAAACACCGGCCGCGTCAGCTCATTGTCCTGCAGCGCGACCGTGCCGCCGACCGTCAAGCTCGTCAGCGTACCCACGCTCGTGAGCGACGACGCCGTCACGCCCGCCGCCAGCGTGGCGCCGGTCAGCCCACCCGCCGCCGCGTCTACCGTAATGTTCGCGCTGCCGTTGAACGACACCCCGTTGATCGTGCGCGCGGTCTGCAGCACCGTGGCGCTGCCCGCATTGCCGGTCACCGTGGTCTGGTCGCCCGTGTTCGTCCCCGACACCGTCGCCGTGGCCGAGACCGTCAGGGTCGCGCCGTTCGCGATCGTCAGCGTCGCGCTGGTCGCCGGGGCGGTGATCGCCACCTTGTTGATCGAGGTCGCCGTCGCCACCCCGAGCACCGGGGTCACCAGCGTCGGGGTCGTCGCGAACACCAGCACGCCGGTGCCCGTCTTGTCGGACATCACGCCCGCGAGCTGCGCGCTCGTGGTCGGGGCAAACTGCGACAAGGGGTTGGCCGTGAGCGCATCGCCCGCGCCGCCCGCGCCCGGCCCAACGCCGCCATTAGTGTCCACCCACTGCGAGCTGGTGCCGTCGCTGTAGTAGATCCGGAGCGCGCCCGCTTCGCTGTCCCACCACAAATCCCCAGCCGTCGGACTACCTGGCGCCGTCGTGCCCACCGAGACGCTGGCGCCACCGCCACCGCCCGTCGCGGCGATCGTGATCGACCCCGCACCCGGCGTAATGGTGACGTTCGCGCCCGCCACCAGGCTCGCCAAGGTGTAGCCCGTGCCGTTGCCGATCAACAGCTGGCCGTTGGTGGGCGTCGCCGTCAGGCCGGTGCCCCCCTTGGCGACCGTGACCGTGGCCAGCTTCGACGGGGAAATCGCAGCCGCGGAGTTGATGTCCGCGTTCATGATCCCATCGGTCAGCGCCAGCTTGCTGTAGGCGATGGCGGCGTCTGCGGCGACCTTGCCGTTATTGATCACCCCAGCATCAATCGTCCAGGTTGCCCCCGACGCCGAGACCGTGATGTCGCCCTTGTCGCCGTCGGCCACCCCGCCCGACCCCGCTGCTGCGATCGTGATCGACCCCGAGCCGGGAGTGATCGTGACGTTCGCGCCCGCCACCAGGCTCGCCAGGGTGTAGCCCGTGCCATTGCCGATCAACAGCTGGCCGTTGGTGGGCGTCGCCGTCAGCCCGGTGCCGCCCTTGGCCACCGTGACCGTGGCCAGCTTGGTGGCCGCGATGTTCGCGCCCGCGGCGATCTTGGCGTCCGTCACCGCGCCAGCGTCAATCGTCCAGGTTGCCCCCGACGCCGAGACCGTGATGTCACCCTTGTCGCCGTCGGCCACCCCGCCCGACCCCGCCGCTGCGATCGTAATCGATCCTGCACCGGGGGTGATCGTAACGTTCGCGCCCGCCACCAGGCTCGCCAGGGTATAACCGGACCCGTTGCCGATCAGCAGCTGGCCGTTGGTGGGCGTCGCCGTCAGGCCGGTGCCGCCCTTGGCCACCGTGACCGTGGCCAGCTTCGTGGCGGCGATGGCCGCCCCCGCGCTGATGTCCGCATCCACGATGCTGTTCGTGAGCGCCAGCTTGCTGTACGCAATCGCTGCGGAGGCCGACACCTTGGCGTTCGTGATCGCCAGGTTGTCGATCGTCCAGGTCGCGCCCGATCCCGACACCGTGATGTCGCCCTTGTCGCCGTCCGACGCCTCGGGTGGGACAGCCCATACTCCATCGCCGCGGAGGAAAACGGTCGCGTTTGCCGTGCCCGTCCCGAGGCGCGCGGTGGGCACTGTCCCGACCGCAAGCTGGGCCGCGCTCAGCCCAGTGAGCCCCGCCCCGCCGCCTACAAACGCCGTCGCGGTGACCGTGCCTGCCGTAAAGTCGCCGCTCGGATCTCGAGCGACGACCGCGCTGGCGGTGTTCGCGTTGGTGGCGTTTGCAATGTTCCGTGCGTTGCTCATTCCCACCCCGCGCTAGGGGACAGCAGCGTTCGACCCTCCTGGTAAGTCGTGCCAGGAGGGTCGGTTCAGCAGGCGTGGGCTAAAACAGCTGGAAGAAGGCCACCCAGCGAGTGGTGGGCACCTCCGGCGGCGCGAGGCCCCCGAAGTCGATATCAAACCCGCTCCGGGTTTGCAGCGCAATATCGAAGCTCATCGACTACACCGCCGACGCATAACCACTCGCAGAGCGGCCAATCAGCGTGTCGGACTCGTGAGCGGTGACGTACACCTTCTCCGTGTCATCGTACCACGTGAACGCAAAGGCGCCGTTACCCGAGCGGGTCGTCGTCTTGACCACCTCGTTCGTGCTATCGCGATGCAAGTGCAGGGTGACGGTGCCTCCCGCGCTGTTCGTGATCGCCCCCGCCACCTCCCACTGCACGATACTGTGATAGGTCGCCAGCGTGTACAGGCCGTTCGAACAGGTCGTCGTCGTGAACAAGCGGTAGTCCCGGGACACGCCGAAGTCCAGACGCTGTTCGTCCGCGTCGCCCGGCCACCGCTGGAACACGTCGCGTCCGCGCATGAACACGATGGTACAGCCGCGCTCCGCGTCGGACTGGAAGGCGTCGGCGTACAAATCTTCGTACCCCGCGCCCTTCGACTCCCCCGACAGCACCTCCACATCGAACGTCACGGCCTGCGACAACGTGGACACCCACATGATGAACACGAAGCCGAACGACACGACCCAAAAGTCGGTTTCGGGAATCGTGACCGCGTAATTGTTGATCCGGTTGCGGTCGGTCAGGGCCGCGTCCCACTGCAACAGGTTCCACCACACCGTGTGGTTGTGCGACCCCACGCCCGTCGTGGCGATGTCCGACGAGTAATTCAGGAGCAAGTACCCGCTCACGTTCGTCATCTGGTCCGTGGTGTCGGTCGTGTACATATCCAGCGTGAACGTGTTGCGCCCGCGGGCCAGCGTCATCCCTGCGCCCTGCACGCCGCCCGCGTCCACCCGCTGCTGCAGGTTCCACATCCCGCACACGCCGGGGTTTGCTGCGCCCGTGTGTGTGTAGGTCCGGTAGGCCTGCGCACCCGCCCGAACGTTGATGCCGCTGACCTGTGCCCCGACGTTGTAGTGCACACGCACCGCCGAGTGCAAGAGCGTGATCGTGCCGGGTTCGGCGACGAACAGGTCCCGCCGAAAACGACTCGCCTCGGCCGCCGTGGTGACCCCGATGGGGCTCGCCAGCTCCATGGGAATCACCACCGACTGCACCGCCCGCGAGCTCAGGCTCGGCACATACTCAAACGTGACGACCAAATGGGCCGAGAGATTGTGAAACAGCGACACCGCCCCGCCCATCGAGCCCGTCACGGGATGGCTCACGGAGGTGTCCGGGATTGCGTGCTTCTCGCTCCCGACGAGCCTCCACCACCGCGACGACGCCAGCGCACTTTCGATAGGCCCGCTCTGCCGCCACGCCTCCGCATTCAACTTGTAGAAGAATCCCGAGGAGTCGGTCGTGCTTGTGTTGGCATCGTTCCCCTCGAAGACCAGATACCAATCACGCACCACCACGCTGGCGAGCCCTTCCAGAAACCCTCCAGCCCCCGTCAACTGCGGTACGGTGTCGATCACCGCACCGAGGCTGGTCGCCATCGAGTTGACCCGGCTGTCAAAGGGAATACGCACGGTCTGGGCGTGTGTCGTCTGGGTGTCATCGTACTCGTACGTGAGGCGCAAGATCGCCGTGACGTTCGTCATCCCCTGCGTGGTGCCTGTGCTCTGGTCGAAGTAGACCCCCAGATCCCACGTCTTGCTGGTCCCGCTCGTCCAGTTGGCGACGAAGTGTGCGGTGAAGTTGAACGGCCCGATCGCCCCGGACATATTCTCGCCCGTGTTGGCGATGTCGTCCAGTTCGGTGATCGTCGTCGCTCCGGCACCGCCGATGGACAGCGCCACGCGATGCTCGGTGATCGTCCCGCCGGTGGCGGTGATGACATCCCCGAAGCCCACCTCGACCGTGCAGGACTTCCACGTCACCGTGCCGGACATTTCCGGGCAGTAGATCGTCTGCTGTGGAAAGTTGTAGATCACGGCGTCGGTCGTGGTGCCCGTGTACATGGGCATCGCGTATTCGATCGTCTTCAGCCGAGTTGCCATAGCGGTGCGTTCCTGACCAGCGCCTTAGGGCACCGTCGTGAGAATCGTGGAGACCTTCGGGAAGGGCCCCGTCATGCCGGTCCAGTAGTAGGTCAGCTGCAGCGCCGACTTGCCCAAGAGCTTCGACACGAAGATGTTCGCCTCGGGCGCTGCCCACTTCCATCCCCACGGGTCCACGACCGCCGTGACGTACACCGTGTCGACAGACGGCCGACTATCGTAGGCCACCACAACCTCGGCCTGCGTAAACCGCACCGGCGGTGCGCGCCAGCCCGGGTTCGCCACCAGAAACGAATCGGCAGCAAACGCGTCCACATGTCCAAACCCCTGCTGAGCGCTGCGCCCCTCGCTCGGCTTGCTCTTCGCCGTCAGGCGCAGCAACTCGTGGAAATCGTACACACCGAGCTCGGGGCGGCGCGCCAGCACCAGTGCCGCCACCCCCGCCACGTGCGGCGAAGCCATGGACGTGCCCGACTTGCTGCCCGTACCGCCGCTCGGCATCGTGCTGGTGATGCCACTCCCCGGCGCCATGAAGTCCAGCCCCACGCCGTACTGGGAGAAGCTCGAGCGACTCCCACTCGACGTCAGTGACCCCACCGCCGTACCGTAGTCGTAGCAGCCGGGGCAGCTGACCGTATTGCCGCCGGAATTTCCCGACGAGCCGACGAAGATGCCGCCAGCCTTCGCGTAGCTCTCGATCGCGAGCATGTAGGAGCCCGCCGCCGAGCCACCAATGCTGGCGTTCAGGACGCGAATACCGTTCGCCTGCGCCCACTGAATGGCCGCCATCTGGTGCGAAGACCACGCCAGGCACTTCAGCGCCGCCGGATCCGTGACACTCCCCATCGCCGAGAACACCTTGAGCGCGTACACCCGTGCACCAGGGGCCACGCCATAGTCGGTCTTGGCGGCGACCGTCCCTGCGACATGCGTCCCGTGCCCGTTGCACTGCGGCACGTTGTCGGTCCAGTCTTTCACATCCCCGCCGTTGAAGTTTCGGCCACCGGCGATGTCCAAGAGGGGGTGCGGCATGATCCCTGAGTCGATAATGCCGACAACCACACCCTGCCCGGTGTTCCCTGCCGCCCAGGTCTGCGGCGCGCGGACGTAGTTGATCCCCCACGGCGGCGCCGCAGCACCGGAGTGGTGGATCGTACTGGGCGCGATCAACTCGTCGAGGTCCAGCGTCGTCCGGCCAGGCACGGCCCACACGCTGTCGAAGGCGGCGGTCGGCAGCACGGCCGGGTCATACAGGACCAGGACCCAGATCGTCGGAGACAACGCTTTGTGGGGCACGGACCAGCGGGTCAGCGACGCCGCAACCGCGGCGCTGTCTGGTGCACGCGCGGCATCCAGCAGCAGCACATACCGACCAGGGATCGGAGGAACCACCGATTGCGCCGCCACGGGACTCGCAAGCGCCAAGGCCACTGCCCAGCCGACCAACATGCGCTTTACCACGACTCCCCCTTGGCTTAGTACCCTGTGGCGATCGCTACCATGTCATAGGTCGAACTCACGGACCGGTAGACGAACCCCACCCGACTCAGCTCGCCGGGGTCCTCGCCAATGTTCGCGGCGAGCAGCTCGGTTGGGATCCGCACCGACCCAGGCCACGCGACGGTGTGCCCGCCCGTACCATCTTGCAGCAGCTCGAGCAACAGCTTCTGTCCGTCCGCCGCGTCGCTGAACGTGAACGTGGTGTCGCCGGTCAGCGTCACCCGCGCGACGTCCTTCCCGCCCCAGTTCACCGGCAACGTGCTCGACCATGTCAGCGCCAACACCCGCGGCGTGACTTCCCCCTGGAAGGTCACGTTGCCGGACACCGTCAAGCTGGTCAACGTCCCCACCGCCGTGACGCCCGTATAGGCCCCCGCCACCCGGTCGCTGTGCAGCGTGCCACTGGTCAGGTCCGTCGCCGCGTGCGTGTGCGTGGTCGCCGCCGCCCCGCCTGGGGGGACCAGCTGCAGCACGGCCCCGCCCGACGACCGGGTGTAGACCGCTCCACTGACCGCATTGATCGCCAACTCGCCGACGACCAGATCCGCCAGTAGCGGAATCGCGTCGGGCGTCGTGGACTGCTTCAGAACAATGCGGTTGGCCATGGCGTCTCAACTCTGCAAAAGGGTGCCGAAAGCATTCGCGCTCACCAAGCCGAGGTTACGCCGGGGGCACCGGCCACTCGCCCTTCCAGCAGGTAGGCAGGTCCCGCAGCGCTTGTCGATACGCCGCCCACGCCTTCCGCTGGCTCCGCGACACCGGGGCATCCCCGAGTTGCGTCCAATCCGAATCCACCAGGCGCCGCGCCCGCTCCCGCAGGAACGCCGCCGCGTGACGGGCCTCCGGGTCGTCCGCGTCGACCACCCCGAGCGGCAGATAGTAGCGGTAATCGCCCTCCGCCGTCGGCCCAATGCGCCCCGTCAGGTCGCGCGGATGCGCACGCACGGCCCCGTGGTCCGGGTGCCCCGGCCGCTCCACCCGATACAAGTACATCGGCATGCTTACCCGACCTTCATCAGCGTCAACGTCGTGTGGGCGGCCAACGTCAGGTTGGTGCCGCCGTAATACGTCGGATTCGTACTGGACAGGTCGTCGGTGACGTACGTTTGGAGTTCAATGGTGGCCCCAGCGGCCAACGTGAACGCCCCCACCAGCGCGTCCTGCGCCGCAGGCGTCGTCCCGGCAGGTACCGCCAACCGCCCACCGGTGCTCACGGCCAGGTCCACCGAATTGGTGACATCACGCACGCGCGTGGCGTAGCGCACCACGCCTTCATTGCCGCCATCCGCCTGCACCGTCCCGACCGCCCACACCAAGTACGTGCCGGGGACCAGCGTGACCTGGCTCCCCGCCAACGACGCCATCCCGGGGGCCGCCAGCACCGTCGCGTCCAGCACCCGTTGGGTGTGCGCGCCCGCCACCAGCGTGGTCGCGGTGCCGCCGCGGAACACGGCCACCGTCGTGCTCGCCGCGCCGCTGTACACCACCACGTCGAGCAGGTCGCCCAGCAGCGTCGGCGCCGCCAACACCACCGTGGTCCCACCGCTGGCGGTGAAGTCCACGTTGGCGACCAAACGAATGCCGTTCAGGTACACGTCGGCGAAACCCGCCGCGTAGGCCTCACCCACCGTGATCACCGTCTGCCCGTCGAAGCCGGTCGCACTCGTCACCGCCCGGGTGACTTCACTCGTCGGGTCATAGGCGACGACATCGAGTCGATCGCCCAGCGCTGCCGGAGCGGTCAGGGTCACGGTCACCCCGCCCGGCGCGGAGTAGTCGAGCGTTTCCACCAGGCGCACACCGTTCAAGTGGACATCGACGTAGCCCGCGGTGTAGTTGGGGACCACGATCGCTGTCTGCCCTGCCGTCGCCGTGCTCGAGGTGACCGCACGCACGACCCCACCGGCCTGGCTGTAGCTCACGGCCTCGAGCAGATCCCCCGCCACGGCCGGATCGGACAGCGTCACGGACGTGCTGCTGGTCAACGCGTAGTCCACCCCGTCCACCAGGCGCACCCCGTTGAGGTACACATCCAAGTATCCTGCCGTGTATTCCGGCACCACGACCAGGGTTTGTCCGCCAGTCAACGGCACGGCCGAGCTTGCGCGGTCGATCCCGCCGACCGGGGTCTCGCCACCGCCCCCACCGCCCGTGGACGCCAGCAGCAGCGCCGCGCCCGTGTCGGTGATCGTCATGCCCGTGCCCGCGGCCAGCGTGCGCAGCGCATACACGCCGCCCACTTGCCCCACGAGCAGCTGCAGGGCGCCCGGTGCGGTCCCCAGCCCCGTCCCCCCGCGCGCCAACGCCAATTCGCCACTCACCACCGCGGACGCCGCATGGGTATGCGCCGCCGCGGCCGCCCCACCCGGTGGGACCAGCGTCAACACCACACCGCCGGTGGAACGCGTGTACAGCGCTCCATCGGCGGTATTCAGGGCCAGTTCGCCCACGACCAGCTCGCCCGCGGCGGGGGCCAACCCCGCCGTGGCGGTGCGCTTCAGAACAATGCGATTCGCCATCGCGGCTTAGAACGTCCCGCCCACCAGCGTCGACTGGTCGTTCAGGTAGTCGACGTGCACCGTGGCCACGTCGAGGCCGCCCGCGGTCTTCTTGTACAGCGCGCCATTGGCGTCGCCGGACAGGTCACGCCCGGTGCCGCCGTACGCCATGCCCACCACCGACGCCTGCCAGGTACCCGTGCCCACCGTACCCAGCGTGGTCAAGGAGGTCTGGCCTGCCCAGGTGGTCTTGATGCGCAGGGCGTTCGCGTTCAGCTCGATCGTGGCGTCGTCGACGTTCACGTTCAGCGTGCTGCCCGCCATCGACAACCCGTCGCCTGCGGACACCGCCCCGGCTCCCGCGAACTGCACAAACGCCACCGCGGTGGAACCGAGCGTGCCGCCCTGGTCCACGGTGCAGACGTACCCGATATCCGCGTTCGCCGTGCCCTCTTCCACGAACACGAACGCCGACACCAGCTTCGCCCAGGTGTTCGCGTCGGCCGCGCGCGCCCAGGCGCCAGCCGCCGCCACGTAGATACCATTGTCCGCCGCCGCGCCCTGGTTGAGCACCAGCACGCGATCGCCTGCGATGACCGACACCCCGTCGATGGTCTGCGCGCCGGAGAGCGTGATCGCGCCGGTGGTGGCCGCGCGCACCGACTGCTTCGGGTCCAGGCCCTGCGTCAGCAGGTCCACGTAGTTCTTGGTGGCCGCGTCCTGGGCCGATACCGGGTCAGCGAGCCCCGTCAAGAGCTGCCCGTTCATGGCCATCGCCGTCGTCGGCGCGGCCAGCTGGTCGAGACGCGAGGTCCGTACCTGGGTGTCGAAGTCCGAAATTTTCGCGGCGGTCAGCGTCGGGATGTCCGACGCCGCGAGCAGCGCTCCCACCGTGACCCGTCCCTTGGCGTCGGTGGTGACCTTGGTGTACGTGCCAGGCGTGCCGACCGAGGCCAGGGTGAGCGTGATCGCGGTCGTGCCCGAGCCCGAGGCGTCGCCGGACACCGTGATCGACTGGTTCGCAGAGAGGTAGTTCTGCCCCTTCACGAACGCGGTGGTCGCCACCTTGGTCGAGTTGTCCCCCAGCGCGAGCGTGCCGCTGATCGTCGGCACGGCCGAGAAGTCTTTCACGCCGGTGACGGTCTGCGCGCCGCTCAACGCCAAAAATGCGCCCGAGCCCGCTACCGCCTTCACCGACGTGGCGTTGCCGCCGCCGTCGTCCCCGAACCCGATGTACAGCGTATCGTCGGCTTCGTTGTGCGCGAGCTCCGCGGACGACAGCGCGGCGGGGGCGCCTGCCGCCCCGCCTCCGGCGCGCCGCTTGATGCGAATCACATTGGCCATCTGGACTGCCTCCTAGAAATTTCCGCCATCGAGCGACAAGTCGACGACCTTGGTGATTCGCAACGCCTTGGTGCCCGCGTCGTAGGTGAAGTAATCAAGGTCCGCTCCGAACCCCCCAGCGGCGCCGTAGAACACGGCAGTGTCGCTGCCCGGCGGCGCCGACGCCGCGCCGGGGGCTCCTTGGGGGCCCTGCGGTCCGGGAATGCCCGCCGGACCTTGCGTCCCCACCGACACCACGCGCACGTCCCCCGTGACCACCGTGACCCGCGTCGACGAGGAGTCGTCAACCGTGACCGAATGCAGCACCGGCGTGACGACCACCGAGGTCATCGCGTCACCTCGGGGGTGATGGTGCAGCTGCCTTCAAGCAATCGCGTCACGTCCGTCGGCGAAAAGACCACTTCCAAGTCCCACACACCGCGCCCGGCCACCAGCCCCGCCGTAGTGACCGCGTCGATCTCGAGCGTGATCGTCCCCGCGGTGCCACCCAGCGTCAGCCGCCCATTTTCGGTGGTGCATTCGAGCCAGGTGGTAGTGGATTTGTGGGTCGCGCGGATGTGCATGCGCGCCGTGAGCCCGGTGAGGTCGATCGGAACGTCGTTCTCGTCCGCCCACGTGAACACGCGGCGGAAGGTCGCCCCCTGCTCGATCACCAGCGCATAGGTCCCAGCCATTAGCCGCGCGCCGGGTTATCGACGGCGATCCAGATCCGCGGCGACGGGCGGGTGGTTTCCGTGCGGTCCAGGTGCAAGGACCCCCCAGGGTACAACCCAATGCGCGTACAGCCGAGCGCGAGCGCGGCCTCGATGATCTTGAACCGCGAATAGTTCCAGTTCGGATCGCCCTTGTGCGGGCGGCGCCCGATGTCGATCGAATTACACGGCCAATCGGAGTGGGCCGAGTTCTGCGACCCACCCACCGCAGCGTTCCGCGCCGGGGAGCGGTAGTCACTGGTGGGAGTCATGGCTACGCCTGCGCGATCCCGCACCTCGTCCAGCCACTGCATGAACTCGACGCCCATCGCTTCAGGGACGTTGAACTCATCGGCGCTGAAGTGCTGCAGTGCCGCCCAATCGGCCGGGAGCATGGTGCGGGTGGAAAACGACATCGGCGTTCCTTTCGGTTACGTGCGCAACACCCCACCAGTGACCACGGCCAACCAGGTGTCGCCGTGCTTTGGTTCCCGCCACTGCTTTTCGAACTCCGCTCGCGACACCCACCGCAGGTTCGTGCCGACGCGAGGGTCGGGATCGAAGACCCGCACGCGCTTGTCATCCAGGTCGATCAGCACCACGGCGTGGTACTCGTCCTGGTCGGCGACGTACACCCCGGCGATCGGCCACCGCCCGCGCCCAAGGGTGAGCGACACGTGCCGCCACGCCGCCTTGGAGCGCACCCGCAGCCGCCAGGGCTCGCCCGGATTCAGCGCCGCACTCGCCCCGCGCAGCATGCGGCGCATCGCCGCCGTGGAGCTGCCGTCCCGTACCACCGGCTCCGCCGGGGTGGAGCCCAGCACCGCGAGGGCTGACTCCGAGATGCGCACCCCGAATTGGTGGTGCAGCACCGTCCGGATGGCAGCCACGGCGCACGTGCTCGTGCGTTGCTGGCGGTGCAGTACGTTCGACATGTCCAGGGTAAGTCGAAAGCAAAAGGCGCCGTCCGCACATGTGCGAACAACGCCTTCCACCGTGGTCCACCACCCACGTACCCCGCTGCTCGACGTGGGCCGAGCGTTCCCCTACCTACTCGAGCCAGTTGACGCTGTACTCGTCCGCCCCCGACCAACTCATCCACCCCAACCAGTCCTGGTCCGTCTGAAGCCACTCCAACAGGTCTTCCACCACCTCGGCCACGGGTCGCACCTGTGGGGCGACCGTCACTTCGGCCGAGTACCGCAGCACGGACACGTCGTCCACGCCGTCCCATCCCGCCAGCTCCGCGTGCAGATACCGGTACGGCTCGGCCGTCACCGGCCCGAGCGCGTGATCCCAAGACACCTGCACGACCGTGGGCCCTACCGTCCGAACTTCTACCCGCATACGCTGTCCCCCAGAAAGCCCTCCAGGCACTGTTCTGGGACCCTCGCGAAACCTTACACGCGCAGCCGGTAGCCTTCGCTGGACTCCCACATCCGCCGGGCCAGCTGGGCCCCCACCGTTTCCACCAGGGTGGCGTGGGGGTCCGGGCCGATCTCGACATTGCCGGTCCAGCAGGTCGGCAATCCCCGGTCGAACCGGGTAAACGCAATTTCGGTCAGCACCCCCATCTGCCAGGTGCCCTCCTTGACCATGCCGAAGTCGTCCAGCACCAGCCACGGCACGACCTTCCACGCTTCGATCTGGGCGTCGGTCGCCGCGGCATACCGATTCCGCTCGAACCGCGACAACGCCACCGGACAGTCACACCAGCCCACCGGGATCAGGGCCGCGTCCCGAATGCGGGTGGCCAGCAGCGCGGCCGCATAACTTTTGTACCGCCCCGGCGCGCCCAGCAGCAGCGGCGCCACCCCCGAGCTGGCCTGCTCGAAAAACGCCCGCCCGTACCGCGCCACCAGCTCCCGCAGGTTGGCGTGCGGAATGGTCACCAGCTGCGCCCCCTCGAACTGCGAGGGCACCGGGTTCGGCGGCAGCAACCCCGCGTGGGGGAGCATGGCCTCCAGCAGCCACGGGGCAATGGCGTCCATGGTCATGCCGGGTGCGCGCTGGCCGCGGACCACACCACCCGCCCCTGCAGTCCCAGCCCCAGCCGCACCCGCTGCTCGAGCACCCGCAGGGCCGCCCCGTCCGCCGGGTGCTCCGTGACCACGAAGTCGAACACTTGCTCGAGCAGTTGGCGCTGCTCCTGCGAAAGGGTCCCAACCGACGCGCGCTGCAGCAAGCTGCTCAACACCGCCAGCCCATGAGCCACTTCCACGGCGCTCAACGACGGCACCAACCCGTTGTGCAGCACGCCCTTGGTCATCAGATTCTCGACCGCGTCCAAATCTTCGGTGAGCAGCGGTTGCGCGACTTCCTCGCTGGCCAAGGCCGTGGCCGCGGCCACCACCTGCGCCGCGTGAGCTTGCGCCACCGCCACGTGCAGTTCCAGCAACCGGCGCCGGTGGCCCGCGCTCGTCGCGTGCTCCAGCGCGGCCGCCACCGCCTCCACGTGTTCCAACGTGACCCAGGTCAGGTGCACACCAGCTCCTCGTAGTCCCACTGCCAGTCCAGGCGCAGCGGTGGCAGGGGATGCGTTTGGGGCGCAGGCAACACGTAGGCGCCTGCAAAGGGACCACTGCTGGCCGGAGCCGCAGGCAAATCGTCGCTCGTGGCCCAGCCGAGCAGGGCCACCTCGCCGGTGTCCGCCACGTTCGGGTGCGCCAACGCCAGCACGTACACCGTGCCGACCCGGTATTCTCGCGGCCGCACCAACAGCCGGTACGCCCACGGATCGGGGGAGTGCCGCATCAACGAGCATTTGACGTCCACGTTGGTCGCCAGCAAGTCCGAACCCTCGTCCCCCTGGTGCGGGTTGGCGTCGCGCACCGCGCGGGTGAGCGCATACAGCAACGGCGCGACCCCGAGGTACCGGGCCAACGCCAACTCCCCGAACTGCCCGACCAGCTGGTCCTGCGACAGGGTGGCCGCGCGGGCCGTTTTCGCCCGCACCGCGCTCGCCCCACCGAGTTCCGCCCGCTGGGCCGCGTCCCGGGCCAACGCCACGTCTTCCGGGCTCAACTGCACCCAGTGCGGGCTACGCGCCACACTTGGCCAGGTACTGCTCCACGTCTTCCGGCCGGTAGCGAAACACCCGGGCGCTCAAGCGCACCCGCGGCACCGGCAATTGATACAGCTTCCGCACGCTCACCCCGAACTTGGCCGCCACGAGCTTGGGGCGAAGCAGGGGTTCTGTCGAGGGTTGCATTCGAGTCCTTTGAAAGGGTGTGTACAACACCCATTCGCCGGACCCGACGCAACCTTACACCTAGAACTCCATCGATTCGTACTCCGCCCCCGGGGCGTAGCCGCGGCCGAGCGGGTCGTGCGTCGACTTGACCTGGGACAGCTCCTTGACCCGGGAGGGGGCCTTGAAGAATTGCACCGCGGTGCCCTTCCCCCGCCAGTACGGGTCCAGGGTCGCGGCCTTCACGGCACGCTTGACCTGGTCCACGGTCATGCCTTCTTCCGACAGCAGCATGCGCACCGGCACGTACACATCGTAGGTCGGCGACACCGCGCGCTTGGTGTGGCGCGTCCACTCGGCCAGCACGTCCACCACCTGGTCAAAGTACGCGTCGCGCCGCAGCACTTCATGGCTGCGTCCCCACAAGGCTTGGCTCGTCACGGCCGGAGGGGCCGCCAAGTCCGCGCGGCGCTTCACCACCTTGCCCCGAGACAACAGTTTGGGGGACGCCCCCAGCCCGTACCAGTCCAACTGGGCCGTGTAGCATTCTGGGCCGATCGCCACGGTGAACTCGGTGGACGGCTCCGGACGCGCCATGCTCAGATACCCCATCCCAGACTCCACCCCCCAGGGCACCGCCCCGAACCCCCACACCAAATGTTCTTCGGTCAGGTCCCGCAGCAGCACCGCCGCGACGTCCACCTGGGCGCGACGGAGATCCTCATGGCCAGTGCGCTCCAGCAGCGACTGCAGCTCTTCGTCGTGCATGGCCCCCTGGAGCAGATCCTCGACGAAGGTCAGCTTGGGCAGCTCGTGCAGGGTCGGGCCCTCGAGCAGTCCCCACCGCTCCAGGACTTTGACCACCTGGAACACCGACGGCTGGGACATGCCCAGCGAATTGCCCAGATCCACCCGCGACCGCTTGGGCACCCCGAGCAGCACGTCGGTCAGCAGCCGCCGATACAACGGCAGCACCGTCGGCTTGCCACAGAGCTGCATTCCGGCCGCAAGGCTCGCCAATTGATAGCTATGGATGGGTGGGCTATCGTCAGACATACGGTGCTCCCAAAGAGGTGGTAATGCGTGAGTGATTTGGGAGTGTTCGTGGGGGTGAGTTAAACCTTACACGTGCGGACTATGAACCATGCGCGCGCGGCCATGTCCGAAGAGTGTGGACGCCTGGCGAGGGACCACGGCGCGGTCGGTTGGCGTGGGAGGGGGGCCGACGCCGCGGGGGTGGGCAGCAGCTCGAGTCGACGTGGTGGACTGCTCGAGCCCAGGGTCCTGATGGGACGAAGGCGGGCTGTTTCGCGCTGGCGTTCTGCGTGTGGAAAACTGGGTCCGAAAAGACTAAAGACTATGAGGCGTAGTTCCTTCTTAAATGTTGAAATAGTATGTTAGTAATACAGACCAAGTAGTTGTTAACCTCTTACAGCGCTTCTTAGTGTTTAGGGTCGGGGCGAAACACTTAGAATACTTATAGTACAGGCGCCTGCGGCACCCCTATTCCGCCCCTTCAAGGCGTGTGGGCCCTGAAAGCCCACGAACACCACGAAACCCTCCCGATTCCAATGGATTCGAGAGGGTTTCTTTGCGCAACTTCCTAGGTTCTAGCGGATTCCAACGCGCAAAAAGGCGTCATGTGCGAGCTCGAGGTACCGCTCAAAGCTCAGTTCTTCGTGCACGTCGAGGGCGATCGAGCGCGCCAGGTCCCTGGACTTCGACACCCGAACAATTGAGCGCATCTGCTCGAAGGTGTAATTGATCGCGGTCGAGTTTTCGCCGAACTTGTGGAACGCGGTGTAGGCGAAGGGGTTCGCCTCGCGGTCTGGGCCGGGTCGATATGGGAAGGGCACTTCCCGTCCCAGGTGCCGGACCTCACGGATCGAGAGCAGCAGCTTCGAGACGTCCACCAGTCCCAGCTTGCAACGTACCAGCCCAGGGGAGTTCCATCCGAACCGGGGGAACCCCTTGTCGGTCTTGCCCTCCTGCGGGGCGATCTCGAGGAACAATCCTTGGTTCTTCGGGCGGACGAAATACCCCGATCCGGCGTCCCCGTCCACCCACTCTGGGCTGAGCCGGAGGTGCAGCTTCAGCGCCTGCCCACTCCCCGACTTGCTGGGCTTGTACACCAAGAACGGTGCCGGGGAAAATTCGGTCTGCTGCAGTCGCTCCAAGCCCATCGACGAGCTCCCGTGAGGGTGTGAAAGCATTCCCCCAGGTCACCCAGACCTTACACCCACCCCGAATTTTTTCGACCAAAGCCAACCCCTGCAAGCACTTAGCGCCGACTAAAACCCCCTAAGCCCCCCTAGGGGGTCGCGGGAGATAGAGGCACGGAGGTACCCCCTTGGGCACCTGCGCGCTAAGTCGTTGCCCCAGACTGGGTTAGGCCGGAAAATCTGCCCGTTTTCGCGTACGGTTACCCAGGGCAACAGAAAAAACTACGAACGGATAGTCAACAAGCCCCCTTGCCCAACACGTTGCTGTAGACGCGCTTACGGAATGCCCCTAACCGGTAGTTAGAGGCACTTCGGAGGCAGGCTTCGCTAAGTCCTTCCGCTACATGAAGTTACGTCACACTGTAGGATCCATGCAACACACCACTCACAAGGAGCTCCAAATGTACACCGCATCTCAGATCACCACCGCGTTCGCTGTCATCACCGCCATCCGCACTGCGCTGCAGTACGGCGGCTTCGCCGCGGCGACGTTCGTCGACCTCCGCACGGCGCTGGAGGATCTCATCCACGCCCGGAAGGTCGCGGTCACGACGGTGGACATCTGCGCAGCGGGCGCGGCTGAGGTCGACGAGGACCTCGACACCCTGCGGGCGGAGCTCGCCCGGCGTTTCCCGCGGGACTGGGCGATCTACACGGCGCTCCGCACGACGGGCGTCGAGGTCACGCCGCTGGCGGGTGGCCGCTACCGGATCTCTGACTCCCGCTTCATCTAACCCCACACACTCTCAAGGAGCTCCAAATGCACACCACCGTCCTGAGTAACGCACGTGCCTTCATCGCCAGCGGCCGGTCCCTGATGGGCTATGACCACGCGCAGCTGAAGCAGCTCCGCGAGCGCCTGCAGGCTGCGCTCCTCTCGCTCCGCGTCGACGTGCGCGACCCGGCCATCGCCGACGTGATGCCGCTGTTCTACGAGCTGGAGCGTCGGGAGCACTGCCGGTGGCTCATGGAGCAGTTCCCTGGCACGGCGATGGCCGACCGCGCGCTCACGGAGCTCGAGAAGCTGGCGCTCGCAAAGAACTGAGCAGGTGCAGGTGCAGCGCCCCCGGTCGCCTGACCGGGGGCTTTTTCATGTCCGAACCACAAAGGAACTCCCAATGAACCCGATCAAGCAGGCCGTACTCGACTTGTTGCTCACCGACGCGCTCACCGTGCTTGGTGAGCTCCGCCCGGACGCTGTCCTGGGCGTGGAGCTGTCGGCGTATAGCCGACGGCTGTGGAACGCGGACACGCTCTACGCCGCGGCGGTCGCCGACCGCGCGGCGGCGGTGGACGCGGCGCACGCCGACGCCACCGCACGCTGGGAGCGCCGGGTACACGCCGCGATGCGTGCGCGGTACACGGCGCTCGTCGAGGGCGGTGTGGCGCTGCTGGAGCAGGTGGCGCGGCACCCCGCGCTGCCCAGCGACCTGGGTCGCTGGGGCCTTCGCCAAGTGGCGAAGGCGCGGGCCGCAGGCACGCCGAGCGGGTGGGCCGTGGCCTACGCGGTGCTGCTGCTCCAGTCGAGCATCGACTGGGAGCTGGCGCACAGCGACGCCGACGACGCAGCGGACGAGCTGTACGGCGAGGCGCTGCACGACGACCAGGCACGCTTCGTCGCCTGGGCGGAGCTCGCGCCGGACGCGTACGCGGGGCTCAACGAGCTCCGCAGCGTGACCTTCGACCTTGCTCCACCCCATGCCGGTGCCGCGTACGCGGCACCCTGAACCAACCCACCAGTAAGTCACCTCCACGGCGCTCTCAAGTGTGAGAGCACCGCGGAGCTTCCCTCCCGTACCAAAACGAACCCAACCAGCTGCGCAAGCGCAGCCCCACAAGGAGCTACACCATGCGTGTACTGAGCCTGCAGGACGTCGTCGTGATCACCCGCACTGCCAAGTCGAGCAAGGCGCGTACGCGCCGCCAGGCCTGGTTCCTCCTCGCCCTGACGGACGAGCGGTTGAAGCAGGCGGCGCGCGGCGAGCTCGCGCTCGCCCCGGCGGTCAAGCTGCCGCTCGCCGCGGTGGTGGCGCTGCTGTGGCGCATTCGCAAGGTCGCCCTTGCCCAGTGGAACGCGGCGAGCACGCCGCACGCTCGCGCCGCCGCCGAGACGCAAGCAGTGACGGCGGGGGTTGGGGGCGAGCTGTACTACGCCCCCAACCCGGGTGCGGACCACGAAGAGTGGGCCGCGGCCAAGGCCGCTGCCAAGTCCGCGCTCTTCGAGGCCGAGTACGACGAGTGGATCAACGACCAGGGCTACTGAGCCCTTTCCCCCGAGCTCACCGCGGGGCCCTTCGAAATCGAAGGCCCCGCAGTCAGCTCTCGTTCCAACCTGTTTCCAAAGGAGTACCGATCCATGTCCTGGGATTGCGATCACTGTTCCGCCCCGTTGGCCGTTGACGAAGCACACTGGGTCGTGTTGCCCCGACCCAGCGACCCGGCGGAGCTGGTGCCGGTGCTGGTGTGCTGCCCGGGCTGCGAGCCCGCGCGCCCGCTCACGGCGAGCTGCGGGGTTGGCACCCGCGCCGCGTTGCACGACCAGTTCGAGGCCGTCGGCCACGAGCTGGGCTTCTGCTGGCTCACGCTTCCGCTCGGGGAGGACTGACCCCATGGCCGTCCACCCGTTGGTTCGAGCGCGGCAGTTCGCCGCGGCCGCCCGCTGTAAGCGGGCGGTGGAGTACGCGCGCGACGACTCGTTTGCGCGCTACTCCGCACCGGTGTGCGCGGGCCTCTTTGCACGGCTCCGCGCCTCCGTGGCGGAGCTCGAGCGCAGCCACGCGCCCGAACACCTGCTGTTGGTGAAGCGTTGCGTGCCGGTGCTGCAAGCACTGGCCGCGGCGTCGCAGCCCCCACGTTCCGTTGCCCAACCCACCCTCACCTGACCCCGACGTGCCCCGCGGGGCCCTTCGAAATCGAAGGCCCCGCAGGTCACTCTCGTAGTACCCAACAACCCACTCCGAAGGAGTACGTACCATGTCCGCCAAGAAGCAGCTCACCGCCAGTGACGTCACGATCATCGCCCGCACCGCCAAGTCCTCGAAGGCGCGCACGCGCCGCGAGGGCTGGTACCTGCAGCAGCTCGCCACCGAGCGGATCAAGCAGCTCGGCGACGGGTCCCTGCAGCTCGCCTCCGACGTCCGGCTCCCGCAGGACGCCGTCGTGAAGCTGCTGTGGCGCATTCGCAAGGTGGCGCTCGCGCAGTGGCAGGCGGCCAGCGACGCCGAGAAGGCCAACGTCGAGTTCCTCGACGACTTCCAGGCACGCGCCGACGTCGACGGCAATGTGACCTTCGAGCCGAAGCCGGTGAAGGCGGAAACGCCCGCCGAGGCCGCCACGGCCGCCGCGGGCGCGTAACCACCCCGCCCCGGTGCCGAGCGTCGCTCGGGCCGGGGCCAGTTGTAACCTCGACCTGAAAGGTTGACCCATGCAGCACAACAGCCGGTGGTGCATGCCAAACCGCCAGCGCGTGGTCGTGACCGGTGGCCGCGACTACGCGGACACCGCGGCCGTGGAGCGCACGCTCCAGGCCGTGTTCGCCCGGCACCGCGGCGCGACCTTGGTCGACAGCGGCGCCACGGGCGCCGAAGCATTGGCCCGCGCCTGGGCCGAGCGCACCGGCGTGCCGGTGAAGACCATTCGTCCCGACTGGGACGACGACGGCCGGAGCGCCGGGTATCGGCGCACCGAACGGGTGTTGCGCCACACCCAAGTGGTAGAACTCGTTGCCTTCCCCGGCGACGGCGTGGTCGCACACGCCGTAGCCACCGCCGAACAGTTCGGCGTCGATGTCACGCACGGATAACCCGAAGGAGCATCCAATGTCCGCAGTCGACACGATCGTCCACGCGGTCTTCGCCCTGCTGGGTGAAGTCGTGGACCGCCGCCTGGCGCAGCTGGCGCCGGACGAAGTGCTGGGCTTCACCAGCACGCGCTTGTCGCGGGCGCTGCCTGACTTCGACCGGCGCTACGCGCTGGCCGTGGCCGAGCGCGCGCCGCACGTCGCGGCCGAACACGCTGCAGCGGTGACGGCCCACGAGCGCTACCGCGAGCACCGCATACGCCAGCTGTACCTCGCGACGCTGAAGCGCGGGGTGTACGGGGTGCGCGAGCACGTCGCGGAGCTGCAGCGGCTGCTGGCGGCGCAGGCCAAGCTGGGCCCGGCGGGCGACCCGCCCGAGGGCTTGGCCACCTTGGCAAGCTTGCACCGCTGGGCCAAGCGCCAGCTGGCCAAGCTCGAGGCGGCGCCGACGCCGAACCCGTACGCCGTGGTGTACGCGCTGCTGCTCCTCGACTCGGTCGTCGAGTGGGAGCGCGACCAGCTCGATCCGGACGACGAGGAGCAGCTCCTCGGTCCGGCGGTGCTCGCCGAGATGGCGCAGTACCAGGAGTACGCGGCCGAGGGCCTCGACGACGGCGCCTTCGACGGCCTGCCGATCGACGCGCCGGTCGGGTTCGCCCCGGAGCACGCGGGCAAGCCCGCGCCGCACGCCCCAGCCTACGTCGAAGCGGCGTAGGCTCCCCGCCCCGGCGCCACCGGCGCCGGGGTTGCCCCGCAGCCAACAGCTGCCGGGCCCCCACATTCACCCCACTCGTTGGCTTCGGGCCAGGCGCAGTGGGGCGTGTCCACAATCGCCGGTCCCAGACCGGCTCGGAGTGTACTCATGGTCGCCCTGGAATTGGTGCGCGCGGCGGAACCTGCGCCACCCCCGTCGGTTCTGTGAGGACGTGCTTCGGTTCGCCCGGCGCATCGAAGCCCAAGCCGAACGGCTGCCACCCATGGACAACAGTCGCCTGGCGCTCCGCGTCGCAGCCTCCCAGCTGCGTACCTACTTGGGCCAACAGCTGTAAGGTCTGGCCGCCAAGGAGAAACAGATGTCAACAGCAGTGCCGATGTGCTGCTGGTGCGGCCAACACGAAGTCCAAGGCCGCTACCAGCTGTTCCGTGACGGGGACGGGTGTTGCAGTACCCCGTGCTTTCTGGCCGCTCGCGCGGCCCTGGCCCCGGCACCAACGCCGCAGGCCGAGTACATGCGTCCCCGAGGAGTATTGACGTGATCACGCTACATGCCGAGTACGTGCGCCGCGTGGCGCAGTCCTACAAGCTGTTGCGCAGCCCGCAGCACGTGGGACCACGCGAGCTGTTGCAGCTGCTGGCGGCGACGACCCGCTGTCAGCGGGCGATCGCCGAGCAGGCGTTGCGCCTGGCGCCGGACGTGCTGCTGCCGTTCCCGCAGGTGGAGCAGCTGCTCCAGAAGGTCGAGCTGCAGATCCGCGACCGCCTGCGGGCGCTGCCCGAGCCCGAGCCGGTGGCCCAGCCTCAGTGGTGGGAGCGCATGCTGTCGCGGTTCCTGGTCCGGCGGTAAGCGTGTCGACGCCGCGTGTGACCCACATCGAATGTATCACCCCGACCTTCGTCCGCGTGTTTTTCGACGACCGCGCGGTAGTGTGCTGCAATATGCTGGGCCGTGCACCGCAAGGTCCGTGGCGCACCAGTCTGCTGGCGGACGCGCCGGTGCGGTCGGAGCATCGCGCCGCAGCCGCTGCGGCCTGGGACCGCTATGCCGCAGAAGCGGCCGCGATGGGCCCGGGCGTGCGTGTGCAAGTGGACCCGCCCACGTTCCTGGACCACTTGCAGGCGGTGCTGCAATGACCTTCCGCGTCGTGCGCCTTGAGCGCGCCACAAAGCGCCTGCGCCGCGTGTATTTCAGTGACGGTGCCGTCGCGTGCAGCGCCTGGGATGCCCATGACAACGCGCCGTTCTGGACCACCAGCGGCAAGTCCAACAGGCGGCTGACGCGGGATCACCAACGCGCCGCAGCCTTCGCCTGGTCAGACGATGACCCACGCCTGGCAATGACAGGCGCCGTGGTTGACGTCCAGCCCCCGAACTTTCTCGCGCACCTGCAGGAGGTGCTCACGTGACTCCCACCCTACTCGAACGCACGGTCTCGTACTGGCGCGTGCGCTTCGACGACGGTGCGGTGCTGGTGTGCCACCGCGCCCAGGACCCGGAGGTGTACTACTACTGGGCCACCAGCGGGTACAGCACCACGGCACCTTCGCGCAGCCACCATTACGCTGCAGCGGCCGCATGGCAGGCCCACCACGCGCATTTGCCTGCCACGGTGCCCGCGAAGCTGGACCTCGCCGCCCCGACCGCGGGCCGAGCATTCGTGAACTACCTGCAAGGACTGCTGCAATGACCCCCATCGCCTATTCCCGCATGATCGCCACGGTGCGTGTCGAGTTTGACGACGGCATGGTGCTGTGGTGCCCGCTCGACAGCGTGCAGTACCGCGCGGAGTGGGCTATCAGCCAAGGTTCGCACTCGTACCAACACGTGACCGAAGCGCATTTCCGCGCGGCCATGGCGATCGCCCGGTCGGTGCCGCCTCCGGCGTACTGGAGCACGACCTACTTGCCGGTCAAGCCGCCGACGTTCGTTGACGCCTTGCAGGAGGTGCTGGGATGACGCCCACCCGACTCGGCAAAAGCACGGACTGGTGGGTCGTACACTTCGACGACGCCGTTGTCGTCGCGGCACTCGCCGACACGCCGCGGAGATGGCAACGAAGCTTTGCCAGTGAGCGTACGCCGACACAGGCCCACTACACGCTCGCCGAGCGCGTCGTGCAGCACTACCTGGCGGGGACGCCGTCGAGCGGGTACGACTCGATCCCGCACCCGCCGGTGGGTCCGCAGGACTTCCTGACCGTGGTGACGCAGGCCCTGCAATGAACCCCCAACCCACTCACCTGCAAGGCGCCTACGGCGTCTGGGCGATCCAATTCGCGGACGGCGCGATTGTTGGTCGAAAGCCCGACGACGCGCATTGGCGCACGAGCTGGCTGGGGGCAACGCCCGCGAGCTGCGGGCATTACCACGAAGCCGAGCGGGCGCTCGCCGCGTACCTGCGCGACCACCCGGACGCCGACCCGTCGGGCACGCCCTTCCGCGTCAACCTGCTGGACGCGGCCCCACGCGACCTGCTGTCGGCGGTCCAGGCGGTGCTGCAATGACCCCGCACGTGGTACGCGTCACACGTAGCGCGGTCATGGTGCGGGTGTTCTTCGCCGACGGCGTGGCGGTGTGGGCCTTCTACAACAAGCGACACGACCTCACCCGGTGGCACCAAAGCATGTACGGCGAGGGGGTGCCCACCATGGAGCATTGCCTCGCTGCCGTGCGGGTGGTCGGCGACCATGCCGAGGCGTTGTCCGTCATGCACACCGTGGTGGAATTGCCGGTGACACCGACCACCCTGCTTGGCACACTCCAGGAGCTGTTGCGATGACCTATCCGACCAAGCTGACCTTCGAGCGCAACTTGCTGCGCGTGTACTTCAGCGACGGCGTGGTGCTGGCGCGGTCCGTGTACGGCTGCTGGATCCCGTCCTCCACGAGCCGCAACCCCGGCGCAGAAACGCCGGAACACTACCAGCAAGCCGAGCAGGTCGAGCGGGACCACGGTCCCTTGCCGCACTACAAGGGCGAGTGGGCGCTGCCTGCGCCGGAGCACACCCTGATCAGCGCACTCGAAAGGCTCTTGCAATGAGCGGACGCGTGGTGGTCACCGGTGGCCGTACATACGCCGACCGCGATCGCCTGTACGCCGTGCTCAGCGCGGTGTGGTCGCGGTACCCAGGCTGCACGCTGGTCGAGGGCGGCGCCTTGGGCGCCGATCGCCTGGCGCGCGAGTGGGCACGCGCCAACGCCGTCGCGGTGGAAACGGTGGTCGCCAACTGGGCGACCCATGGCAAAAGTGCGGGCCCCCGACGCAATCGCGAGATGCTCGAGCTGCCCGGCGTGCGCCTGGTGGTGGCCTTTCCCGGCGGGCGCGGCACCGCGCACGCCGTGGCGACAGCCAAGGGGCTGGGACTGAAAGTGAGGCACGCGTGAACATTCCTGCAGGCTACTTCCAGTGTCACGTCAGCGGCACCGTGGGCCACTGGTTCCGCGACGAGCGCCACCAGTTGCGCCGCGTGTTTGCGTACCACCACGCGGCGGACGACCTCGGGGCCTGGCGGCAGTCGTCCCACGAAGGCACGAAACGCTGGCAACCCGACGAGCTGGCGCAGCACTGCCGCGAAGCACACCGCCGCTGGGCCGCCTTGCCGACGCGCGATCTCCCCAACGGGCCCGCCGTGCCGGACGGGAGCGCCTGCCGGGATTTGCTCAGCACGTTACACCACACCTTGGGAGTCGCACATGCCGATTGACATTCACGAAGAGCCCGCCCACGGCGCCACCCGCCAATTCACCGTCGACACGGGCAGGGGGGAGTGGCTGAGCCGCTTTGCCCCCGCGAAGTTCCGCACGGACCGCGGGCAGGTGCTGGTGTACGGCGAAGGGGTGGTGGAAGTGCACGAGTCCTTTCTGGACCAGGGGTGGACGCTGCAGCGGGTGGTGCGCGACGACGGCGTGACGCTGTATCCGGCGGCACAGTGTACTACCTAGGGCTGCTGGCCGTGGTGCTGCTCGTGGGCCTGGCCGGATGGCGATGGCTCACCGCCTTCGATTGGGACGCGGACGACCGCGACCCCGAACAGGTGGACCAACATGGGGAGGGGCGATGAGCGAGCAGGAGATCACGGCGGAGGCGTTGGACGACTACGCCCGTGGGGAGGGTGTACTCCGTCGGTACCTCGGGGAGAGCAACTTCCGCCGCGCTGCCCGTACGATCCGGCGGCTGGAGGGGGAGGTGGCGCACTGGCGTGACGCAGCGGCGGCGAGGTCCGAGCGGGAAGGTGACGCCGAGCTGGGCAGTCTGGTCCGCCGGATTCGGGAGCACCCGGAATTGAAGGGCCACCTGCTGATGTTGTCGTGGTCCACGGCCCTTACCAACTACGTCGCCAACGCGCCCACACTCACGGCGCTTGTCAACGACCTCGACACCCTCGCCCAGCGCCGCGCCGCCGATGAGGGGGAGCGGGCGCCGAGTGGGCGGCGGTTCCGCAGCGAGGCCGACGGGTCGTTGTCGGCTCAGTGGGATAGCAACGACCCGTGGTCCAAGGCGGTGCGCGTGGATGTGGTTGACGTGTCCTTCGTGGCCGAGCTTCTGGAGCGCGTGCGGAAGGGGGTGCCCCGTGGCGAGTGAGCGCGTGGAGTTGGCGAGGCCGTTCGCGGTGGTGGATCGGGTCGGTGGGGTCAGCTATTACGAGTTTGAACAAAGCGCGCACATCAAGGCGAAGGAGCTGGCAGTCACACTACCGGAGTATTCGCCCTACATCGTCGTCCGCCTGACCGCCGAGCGGGTGGAGGAGCCGATCCCCGAGGCCAAGAGCGGGTGGGAGTGGAGGGCCATCAGGACCGATTGCGGCGTGCGCTTGGATCGCGGCGAGTGGGGCCTGTGGGTCGAGTACCAGAACATGCGGTATGCGTGGCGGCAGAATGTCCCGCCAGTTGACCACGCGCACGTGGAAGCGTTGCTGAAGCGAGAAGGGGTGGACCCATGACGCCCCCGACCCTGAGCGCGGATGAGAGGACTACGCTGCTCAATGCCTGGGCCGACTCCCTGATGGGGACACGGACCCCCGTGTTGGCTGACCAGTTGGCCGAATCCATCCTCG